CATATTAAATTCCTCCTTTCTAATTATTAATATATATAGTTATAATAGTAACTATTGTTGCCTTTAAGCCACATATAAGCCCTTAATGTTGTTTTAAAGTGACATTATAGAAGACAAGAAAAAGGGGGCTCCCCCCTTTTATTATGCGAATGCTGTAATAACATATGGATGCAATGAAACATGTGGTGCATAAATATAACCGTTATATGTAAATCGGGGTTGCCCCACTGGATAAGTCTCGACTAAATCCCACACATCTAGAGTGTCCAGTGCATTAGTTATAACCAAATCAGAGAATATTTCTGAAATACTCGGAAGGTGTCTATCTAGAATATCGGCTACAGACGTTATAGGGGTGGGGAAACAATTACTTGATGTGTGGTGATATGAGAATTGTTTACCATATCTCATTCGCATTTCCATTTTGAGCTCTTTCATAAGATTATATGCGGGGTTCATATCTCGAACGTATCTACATCCCTCGGGTATTATTCCGTTTGTTCCTTCCAGGAGTTTTAAATAGGTTTGTAAGGTTGCGGATATCCAGGTTAGTAATATGTTTTCTCTGCTGTCTCGATTTTCGGATAATAGAATGGCTGTACGGAGTGGGGCTTTATTACCTTTATAGGCTGAATAGAAACCGTAATTATTTGGTTTGGTTCTCCATGCGATAGAATGACCGTCTACATTAATTAGATTGTATGCGTAATTTTCGATTTGTATTATATCGATTTCGGTTAATCTCCCATCTCTATACCTCCATAAACATTCCATTACTTGATCTATCATCATCTTAATCCTTTGTGAAATTTTGTATGAGTATTTCTGGTGGAGGGACATCTCGTTCACTCATATTTCTGATATTGGTCCACGCTTCAGATTGATTACCGTCGATATGTAGGATGAATGATATTTCTCCATCGGGTAGTTCAAAATCTTTTATTGTTTGTAGATAGAATTGAATCCGTTTTGATATTTCTTCTTTTACTTTTGGTGATAGCATGTAACCCCCTTTTATATTCGAATTCGCGATAGTTTTTTTAGCTCTTCGCGTAACTTGCGGCGTAGGAAGCTTTCCAGAAATTCCATTGTTGTTTCTTCTTCATAATACCTACGTTCGTCATCTTCTGAGCTCCATAATACTATATCACAGAATGTTATCATCTGTACAAATCCATTGGTATGCAAGCTTATATTGAAGTATTCAACTTCACCAGAGCTTTCATATATATCTTCTTGAATAGAACATACAATTCGATCAATTGTGTTTAAATCTTCTTCCATCATTGTTTTCTCCTTTTACCAGGAACAAAAGAACCTGATTGTTTCTATGTTCCTGGGGATTTTCTAAAATGTAATGGTTAACATTTTATAGAGGGTTACAGATATAAAGGTTGATGATAATATAATGATGGCTTTCATCAAACATTGTTTCAGCTCTCGTAATTCTTTTATTTCTCTTTCTGATAAAAAGTTACTTATCATTAAACCCCCGTATTCTTTTTAATTTTGGTGAGTCTACAACAATGATTCTGAACATCTCCAAATTTATCTAAATCAAGAGCTTTTGATAATTTCTCTTTATATTCTTTCATTTCTAAAAGATCAACATACTCTCTGAATTCATTTGCATAGCTTTTGGCGAATTTATCGATCTCATCATCTGGTTCATCGATTGGTTTCATTATCTCTTCTTCTATATCCAGTTCTGAGAAGGTCATACGATCTTGATACCAGAATGTGGTTTTATTATTATTCCAGCTGAAGTCGTCCTTGGTTATTTTTAGATTTGCTTGTGCGGCATCATCGATCACACGAAAGAACAGACTACTGGGTTCCCAATTTGCGGATATAAATAAGTTGGTTAGGTTGCAGTTGAATGTTAATGATGGTCGTGGATGATCATATTCAGTGGATTCACATATATATATACCATCAAGTCTTTTATTCACCTCTATTAAAAATCTTAGTATTTGTGTTTTTGTTATTCTCATTTTGGCTAAACCTCCTCTAATTCATAATGATATTCTCTAAGTACATCTTTCAATCTTATGAAGGCCTCATTTTGACCGAATGCGCTGCATGGACATTTATATGAAGAGAGTTGTGAAAATGACCAGCAGAGAATCTGACATTCTTTTTTGTTGTCAACCGTAAAGGGACAAGTATACTGTATCATATATCGTCTATCCTTGTAACGTAGATAGTAATCATATAGTAATTCTACAATATCATCTGTTGTCATGTCGTATGGTGACATATTATATCTCTCCTTTTTGTGTACATACTGTAACTACTTTTGTTAAACACATGTTATTTCTCCTATTTTATAAAGAGTAATAAAATAATCGGCATAACCAAATTACAGTCGCTAACGGTATGAGCAATACATTCATTTCAAATCCAATGATTAACAATATTGCAATAAGTAGTGTCATGATTATTATCCTTTGAAGTTGGTACGGTATTGTTCAGGAATGAGCCACCCACAATCAAACATGTTAATTTCTCTAGCTTTCATATTTGATATCAACTTTGTCCTTTCTCTATCACAAACATTGATTTGTCGTATGTACGTTCTTATATTGACATCGTATGATTCTATGAGTTTTCCGTATCCACTCTTTTCTATAATGGTTGTTATGATTTTACTATCTGATATATTCTTCATCAGACGTTCTTCGAAATCTTTAAATTTGAATATGATTTCATCTTTCATTTCTTCCATATAGGTGTTGAGTTCAGTTTGATACGATTCCTTGTCATCAATAAGCTTATCGATTTTAGTAAAGTCTGATATCTGGTTTTTAATTGTTTCTAATATGGTGAATAAAACAGCACAACCCCAACCAACTGTTATGATACCAATACATATAATCAATACAATCATTCCATCTGGTTTGATATTTGAAAAAGCTGGCACTGCATATATAACAGAGATACCAGTAATTATTTCAATAATCCAACATAAAATTCCAATCATTTTATTCTCCTTAGTTCTTAAAAAAGATGGTGGGGGAATGTCTATTATAGACACCATCGGAATATCTCCCAATGGCTTCCCCCATATTAATACTCCTGAATTTGATGCATGAATTCTTCATCTGAGTAGGCATCGATGACATCAAGAAGTTCAACAGCAGTGTTAAATACAGTAATACAACATCCAACAGTTACAATATATCCTCCATTTGCTGATGAGGTTATGTGAATATCATGAGGTAAAACTTTTTTAAATTCTAACATGTAGGTTCACCGCCAGCAATCGTATTGATGTTTTTCTGCATTTGATTATAATATCTTCTTTCGATTTCTTTAGGATCTAAGATATAGTCTTCTAAGGCACCAAAAAGTTCAATAGCAGTGTTAAATACAGTAATACAACATCCAACAGTTACAATATATCCTCCATTTGCTGATGAGGTTATGTGAATATCATGAGGTAAAACTTTTTTAAATTCTAACATTTAATTTCCTTTCATTAATCGTCTGTGTATTCTAATTCTTCTGGATAGAATAGGTTATTATAAAACAAACCGTCCGCAGCGATAAATCTACAATTGATCTTTAGGATTACACTATATCTAGATTCTGCTATACTCTCTTGTTTTATAACGCAAAGTTTTTTCCCCAATACATGCTGTATAACATCACCGCAAGTCAATGTTCTAGCATAGTCTTCTAACATTTTAGTTTCCTTTCATTAAATATCAAAATATGGATTTCTACTAGCAATCGATAACCAGAACTGATAACTTTGCATATAATTCTCATCCCATTCATCCAGGACATTCCTCATAGCAAGATAATTTAATTGATCCCTGAGTTCCTGTCTTAATCTGAATATATTTTCTCTTATCTTATCCGCTTTAAGGTTAAGCGATTTAATTTTTTCAATTATCTCTGTTGTGGATAGTTCACTTTTATGTTTTTTTATTAACTGCATAATTACCTCCTAAAAATTTACGAGGGGGTTTGTCCCACTGAGTAAGCACAGGACAGTTGTGCATTGCCTATACTCAGCAGCCCCCTCGCGTGGCAAACTATTCGGGGTCTGGAACTTGTACCCTCGTGTTACTCATTTCATGTTTCAATCCCTTTAGATAATTAATCCGTTCGTTGTACCATCTATCTTCCGCTGGTGTGGTATCAGTCAAAAGCTTCTTTTTGTAGCATAGATTAACAGCATCATCAATGGACTCAAAGATGGCTTGTGCTCCTTCATCGCTAATAATAAAATTAAAATGTATCATGATATCCCCCTATTCAAAGTCGTGGTAATATTGGTTCACTGCAAATAACTTTAGACATCCATCACATTGAACATCACCGATAGCGATAGAGTTAGCATCAGTTGGAATCTTTGATACTGAGTTACTTTCCTCACATACCGGACAATCCCAACCATATGCTAATGCAGTTAAGTCTATTGATTCTTTTTTATCTGCGTTAGCATCAGTTGGAATCTGCGATATTGAGTTACTTTCCTCACATACCGGACAACCCCAACCATATGCTAATGCAGTTAAGTCTATTGATTCTTTTTTATCTGCCATAATTATACTCCTTTAAAATGTTACTCTCATACCATCAAACTCTGGTTTAACTAGTACAATCTCTGCTGCGTTTAATGTTTCGAAGTGACCACACCAGAATGCACCTATTTGTTGTTCAGTTCCATCATCCATTGGAAGATTTATAACGTGTTGTCGATTGAATGTATTATTTTCCATATTTGTTTTATGCCATTTAGGTCTTTCGTCGATTTCAGGATCAAAACGATTATATCCATTTATATTTTTATACCATTTATAGTGTTCTTTGATTCTTTGAAGTGCTATTTTGATAACAGCCATATCCTCCCACTCCAAATCAACGGTATCTTCCGCTTCTTCGCTGTGAAAACTATCACCTGTGGTGTATTCTATGTTAATTGTGTATTTTGCCAAGTGTATCCTCCTTAAAAAAGAAAAACAATTGGAGATCGATTCAATCGACCTCCAACCATTTATGCATAGACGTTAATTTTGACTTTGGAGTATTCGACGTATACCTCGGAGTATACCATATTTACCCACTCTGTGAAACCGAGGTCAGTATTAGCGAATCTCCATATTTCGTAAATCTTGGAGTTTAACAGTGCTTGTTGTTGAGTCATTATTTATCTCCCTATATACAGTTGGGGTTAATGTTTCTTTCACTTATTAATATATATATATAGTTTTGAGTATTAAAATGCCCCTTCGTATAATTTCTTCAGTTGAGTTTCTACGACATCGATGGGAACCAAAACCTCATGTGGATAGCAAAAATAAATATGATTATCAGAATCAACAGCATATTGCCCCGATTGATGAAGATATTTTGTTATATTACCCCTAACCCAAATCATTCTATCTCCAGCTCGAACTTTGACTGAGCATATAGCGCCTTCCATAAATTTCATTATACAGCCCATCCTTTGAATTTGATTTCTTTATCCTTAATATTGAGCATTTGATGAAGTATTTCAGTGTCTTCTTCAGGTCTCGACTTAATACGTAGGGTCATGGATGAACCATAACAATTTAAAAATTCATCAATATAACCACCTGAAATTATTTCATATGAGAATTTTGAATTTATCGTTTGGAACATATCCCAATGATTTATCAAGGGTGGAAAGATGATCATATGAAAGTCATTAAGAGGATTTTTAACAACGATATATTTATTAGTTTGAAACATCTTAGTAGCTCCTTCTTGTTATTCTTCTACATTGTATTATGGGTGGGGCCGCGCGGGTATTACCAACCAATTTGGCTAAAATATCCGCTGCGCCGATTTGATCATTAGGAGTTTTACCTCTGTTATCGATATGGATTAGGAATTGTTCTTTGTTGAGGAATGTAACACGAACCACATTCAAGGCCCGATCCTCAATTCTCGATATAGTACGCAAACTGATGATCAACAGATCAGATCTTTCCTGGTCACTTTCTTTTGAAATTTGTTCAAATATGAGCATTTTACCCCCTAGAAATATTTGGTTAATACGTAATGTTTTATACAGGTCCAACAGGTTGTCTGTTTTATGAATCCCCTGAATGAACCCCCACACTCCATACATAAGTGAAAGAAGTTCATTCGTTCATTACCGCTTTCCATGTTTTGATTTCTCCTTTTTATCTTATTAATTCAATGATAAATTGCAGAGCTAATCCTCCGAATAGAAAAATTGCGTATATAAGAATTGTCCAGTCGATATACTTAATGGTTTGTTTATGATATTTAAACAGAAACAATATGGAAAATAACCCGATCAATATTTTAGTTATTGCCATCCATGAAACATTCGATATGACTATCACCCAGTTCATTAACGGATTAACTTCTTCCCAGCCCACTGTTATTAGATATACGGTTAATATAGAATCTGAAACTAAAAGAATAAACAGGGCTAGAATTTTTCTTTGTGGTTGATTCATTAGAGCTTTCCATAATTTCTTAAAAAGCGTATGTGAGTTTCGGCTTGCAGCTTCCATTCATCGTCCACATTAAGTCGGTTGATATATTTAATCAGTTTTTCATATGCCGTTTTTTGTTTTGCGCGGTCTCTGAGTATAATGGGGTCCATCGGACATTTTTTGGGTTGTTCAAGACGACTGAAATTCGGAACCCACTTAACAACTGCTCCACAGGAATACTCTCTAGTTTCAAAGTATTGACCATTTACATGCTTACGACCACTAGTCTCCAAAACAGCCTTACAACCACAAACTTTACATCTTTCATCTTTAATTTGTCTCAGTTGCATCTAGTCCTCCTTTGCATCGTCAAGTCTGCAATCTTTATGAATTTTTTTGAGATTGAATATTTCAATATTGAATTTATCACATATATTAAATGGTTCGATATATCCACCGCCATTATCATATCTCTTGCATGGACACCCCCACAACTCATTACCTTTATAATTTTCATTTGACGACTTTCCCCCCAAGATGATTTTTGCAGTAAGCGTCAGGTGTGATGGTTTCCTCTACATGGTTCTGTTCGTGATCGCATTTATGTGAGTGATCACCTTTTCTTTTCATGTTGAGCCACACAATCGCACTGTTGGAGTACAATCCAATTCCAAATACGCCCAAGCTTCCGAGGATAGTTGCTGTCCAGCCGTGAAAACAAAATCCGAAGTAATGTCCGATATTTTCCAGGCCACATACAATTAATATACCGATTGCTATAATTAATTTTTTCATCTCATCACCTTCCTCTCCATATTGCTTCTAATGAATAGATAAACTCTCCGAGAGAATCCTCATGAACATCATCGGTAAGCATTTGTCTGATATCACCCATATCGAAAATAGTCGGGTTAAATTCATTGACATATGCATTAACCATTGCCACCAATTTTTTTATTTCATTTGCTATTTCTTGTTTCTCACCCATCTCCATCTCCTTTTTAAAAAAGCTATGGGGAGGAATTACACACTCCCCTTCGATTTATTTGATGAAGTCCACTATCGGAAATTTGATGATTAGGACTACCACGATACACAACAACCATATTTTCCAGTCTTTGAGATATTCCATGACGATCTCCTTTTTAAAAGGTTGATATCCGTCTGTCATTTATTAATATATATAGATATTACTGTACCTTTTAGTCAAAAAAATGGCGGGCCAAGAGAGTTTTGAACTCTCGACCAAGAGATTTAGAGTCTCCCGCTCTACCACTGAGCTACTGGCCCACACCATTTTATATGAGATTCATTTTAGAAAAGATCTCGCAATCAACATCACTGGCTATAGCTGTCGTTTCGTAGCCTATATCAGGTTCCTTAAACTCGACGAACTGGATACCTTCACATTCCAATTTGAATTTTAGATTTTCCAATTGTTTCAACCCCTTAACTCCTAGATATACAAGGGTTGTATTTTGCCAGCCTTCCAGAGAGCTGTGTATCATATACTCTGCTAACACATGGCCAGCTTGAACAGCTCTCTGAGAGTGGGATAGATCTTTTCGTATGATTACGAATAGTTTGTCCTACGTTGGTTTTGGGTTCATGTTATGCAGCCTCCACAATCGCTTCTTCATCTTCTTCACTTTCCACTGCCGCTATCATACTAATAGCATCATTTAATTGATTTTCCCAATTCTTTTGATAGTCTTCGATCATGTAGGACGATGGTTTGTTATTTTTTCTTGGATGCTCGATCATTGCATATGGCGTACGGTTGAAGAACATGCAATATGCAATATGTGCATGTCTATATGTAACCCGATTGTGGTCTAAACCCCCAAACATTATTTTGTGTTCTTCAATGGATATATTGTACACACACGGTTTTCTCAAAGGCTTACCGAGGCGAATGCTCATCACCAAATTGTTTAGTTCAGCCTTAATCTTCATCTTCAGTTCCTTAAATACTTTTCGTTGATCTTTAGTGTAAGTTATTTCAGTCATGTTTGTTTCCTCCGTTTGATTCATTAAAGTGGTTTATTTTTGCGTATTGATCTCATTATGGTTTATTATAGTGAATGGGAGGACCCCTGGATGAGATCCAAGAGGTAATCTAGATAGGGCGAGGTTTGAAATATTTCATGATTCTGCTCCTTAAGTGAATTTTACTTTTGTTCTCGTAAATGAAAAAATTATATGTCATAAAAATCTGGTGGTTCGGGTGTCGGTTTGTATTTCGATTCTTTATGGCGACTCCAGTGCTTCAATAGCTGTGTGAAATCATTTTCGTTTGGACACCATACAACTTGCTGTTTTTCTAGTTTCATTTTTTGCATTGTTCCATCTTCCACTAGAATATATGTATCATACTTAAAACCTTTATAACCCCATTTTTTTGCTGTTGGTTTATAGAATGTATAGTATATGTTAATTTCTTCTAGGTGTCTAAATTCTTCAGCTCTTTGATAGCTAAACATATTACCCCCAAAGGTTCAGAAATACATTTATTGTATCTCGTATTTGTGTGAGTTCTTCTGTCGTATAGAATAAGGTTGCATCCTCTACCATTCCATCTCCACCAATAATATCTATCTTCAATTCATGAAGATCAACTTCATCTCCGATAGAACTAATATGTGGTTCCATGCTAACCTGTATTTGTCTCATTTCAATTTTTCCTTTGTATATTCTTCAGCCTCACCCAGTGTTCTTAAATATAGACCAAAGGAAGCATCATCATTATCAATTGCATGGATGATATGCAGAATTAAAATATCGGCTTCTGAACCTGTAATATCACCGAGCGTGTGTCGCATGTTCATGTGTCTTTTTAAGTTATTGTAAAACTTGTCTGTCATTGAGATATGTTCAACTCTCCACGGATATTTCTCCATCGGTAATTTCCTTTCCCGTGATTTTAACATTAAAAACATCCGTCAATGTATATAAGTCGGTCCATGTTGATTCACAATCACTGCAACTAATGTTCTGATGGGCACCCCCATCATTAATATTCTCCATCATAGATTCTATATTGTAAGACCGGCATTTTGGATTGATACACCGACAACCACCAGACTCTAAATAATCTTGTATCTTCTTTGCATGTTTAGACATTACTCCCCCCTATAAGTTTTTTAACATCCAATGAAAGATATTCTGCTATTCTCTGAGCAGATTCGGTTTTCTCCTTGTATTCTGGTGGAAGGTTTATCGCTTTCCTTGCTGCATCTGCAAACAAGGTTCTATTTGTGTCTTCGGCTGTTCGAAGTTTTGCACTGAGAATTTTTATTTTAGACAATGCCCTGGATCCTGCTTCTCCTGGAAGAATTGCTATTGGTTTAAAGATCATTCCATCATACCCTTTGGCTCTTATGTTTCCACTATCTGTAAACTCTGTAATAATCCCACCTAAAATATATGGACATATGTCATAATCCCAAAATGCATATAGGACTTGATCTTTATATCCTGGTTTTTCTTTAAATTTTTTAGATCTTGCTTCTTCACTAAAACTAACCATATTTTTTTCCTTTAAAAAAGAATCGGAATGACCCCACTATAGAGAGGTCTACATGAGGAGTGGTCATGTATCTGACCACTCCCCACAACCCCGCATGGGGGGGGGTCATTCCGTTCTAACCTTTAAAATACTCCATTTATTTGAAGGGTTAATGCAACACCAACAATTACCAGTCCAACAAACAATAATTTTTCAGTAAATTTATTCACGTTCAAATACCTCCTTTACCTTCTTCATTGTTCGTTTCCCGTTTGTAGAGTTCGAGGGCTCTCTTTCTTCCAACGGATCCCATGTCGATAAAGGTGTTCATCTCATCGGCGTACTCATCCATTTTCAAATTCATAGTTTCATACCGACTAGCGTTTTTGATTGATTCTGGAAGGGATCTAAAAATTTGACTGAGAGTGGTCCACTGGCCAAGAAATTCAAACTCACGGATGGCTTCGGAAATCACTTTGTTTAATCCCATGATTCTGGATGATGTTTGCTTCTGTAGATTTATCAGACAGTATTCAGAAAATTTTTCATGATCACACTCACCGGTTTCCTTATCAAAACATTTTTGTAAAAGATTTCGGTCATCCTGGAAAAGGCCACCATAAACAGTCATTGAAGTAAATTTTTCTTTGTCCATAGTCATATATCTCCTTTTTATAACGTTAAATAATTTGTTCCTATCACATATTAATATATATAGAATTTATTCTTCTCTATGATTTTCTACGATGGTTCTCCAATATCGATTACAAGAGTTTGTTTGTGCTCGTACGTAGTTTTTCCACCACTCCTCGTTTTCTCCGCTCATTACTGTTAACAAACCTGGGTCGTAATCATCCTCTTGTAGTATGTCACTTATAATGGATTCGATGTTTTTCGGTTCACTTATTTCTACAAAAACATAACACTCACAGTATTTACATCCAATTGGCATCATATCTTCATAAGAATCAAAGTGACGTTCGTATGGGTGATTGCATACACACATCCTATCATCTCCGTAATTAGGATTGTATGTTTTCTTTTCTATTAGTTTTGTTAAATATGGTTCCTCACCGATATCTTCATTTGGGCAAGCCCGGTGAGGTAATCCCACAGTACTTTTGCATTTTTCACAAAATGTTACAACCATTTTATTTTCCTTTTTTTAAAGGGAACGTCAGCCCCGCCCAAGGTTGCGGTCCTTGTTCCTAAACGGGACCAACGGTTCAATGTTCAATGTTCCGGACGCTTCACGGTCTCCACCTTTTGAGCGGGAATATAAACTCCACGCTACCCGAAAGCGATTTCACATCTATCCACATTATAATTCTTCTTTTCTTTTTTTACATGCCATTGTTATTACATTTTCACATTCTAAAGCAGTTGATGCGAGTGTCACCAAATGAGATATATCCCTGAAGGAATATCCCGCATCTCCCCATTTATCAAAAATCGGTTTTAATGCAGCGTCTATCTCTCTACCAAGTTCCATAGCCGCTGGTTCAAACCGTTGATATTTATCATCAAATAATCTTTTCTCCATTAGAAATTTCTCTCTTTCAATTTTTTATTATGTCCTTTTTTTCGTTTTATTTTATATCCCTTCTTTTTGTGTGGTGGTAGCTTCCATTGAATTCTAATGTTGTTTGGTTCCATTGGTTTAAGCCTCCTACCACAAGAGGAACATCTATGTATCTTATCTTCCCACACAACATCTTGGGTTTCACACCATTCGTCGATTTTCATGATTCGTCCTTTAAATTTTCATATAATCACTAGAAGTGTAATTTGATTTTGCAACTCTATCATATAATACAATATTTACAGCGGCAGCTAAATTCAAGCAATGCTTTGACGGTATAATTACAAACATATGGCAATGCTTCAAATATATCTGAGGTAAAGATCCGTCTTCTGGACCAAATACATATACTGGATTTCTTGGATGACGAAAATTTGGCAGGGGCTGTGAGTTATTTCGAACTTCAACAGCAACAGGAGTTACATCTTTAGAGAATCTATTAAAAGGATATTGATCGTTATAGATATTAACGTCTTTATAACCTTTCATCCTTTCTTCTCTTGGTAGACGATATCCTTTCTTACTTTGCTCACCCAACTCATCCAATAATCTATCACCGGTAAATACTAAATGGTTAACTCCAAAGCATGAACATGCTCTGACAGCTGCACCAACATTATGAGGATATTTTGGGTTGAACATGATTACAGCTGGAGTGCAGGACGCGTCGAATATTGTATCATCTTTTTTAATTTTGAATTGACCCAACATGTCAAACTTTGGTGGCAACTCTTTCATCAATTACTCCTTTTTTAATATTTTTAATATTTTATTACTTAGAGGTTTGAATCTGATGAAAGCTTGTCCATTGTAGCATAACCAGATTCTACCATCTCTCGCGACTTGAATTCCAACGTCACCAATATGCTGACCTTTGGGTAAGTCCATTTCAATTGATAGCATACCTTCTTGGTGTAATTCTTCATATGGTTCCATATTATCACCTTCAAATGATGGTGTTATGATACGCTTTAACCAATATTCATATTTTCTCTCACATAGGTCTTTGGTTTTTTTATATGCCGTTTCTTGACTGTCAAATCCGAAGATGGGTTCTCGTTGAGTGATTGTCTCAGTGACCATAGGATCTTTATATGGAATTTCATCACAACCAGCTTCATCAACGGTTATATATTTAGAGCCATCTTCATTAGTGTCGATGTAAAGGAAAATTATTGATTTATATACGTTTTTTATTTCACCGTCTATAGAGTGTCTTTCATATAGCCAATAATATCCATTTTCTTTGGGGGGTTTATTAGACCACATCTAATCCTCCTTTTTTTATTACCACATTCAAATTTCATTTCTCAATGTTGTCTCCTCCGGTAAATGTATTCTACAAAGTTTAAATATCTCTTTGCATCTTGGGCATTCAGACGTAACTATAGCATGTACTCTATTAATTCCATCAATTGTAAAAGAACCAACAGAACAGGCATATTCCTGTCCTGGTGAAAACCACCCCCCTTTAGCATATACAGGTGGTTGATGCCCAAAAGCTTTACACAATAAATTTTTTGATATACGTTTTTTCATTTTAATATCCTTTTTTATATAATTATCATTTGTCTGCTGTAAAAACCATGGGAAAGCCGTAATAGAATATTTTCTGTAATATCTTCGTATATTATTTTCCTTTTTTTATTACCACATTCAAATTTCATTTCTCAATGAATCTCACATCTGTAATCTCTAATGGTTTTCCTAATTGTTTTTTTTCGTTTTCTGTCAACATATCAATATCTACATAACCATGTAATTTTTTCAGTTTTTCAAGTTTGTATGATAATAAACTAATTAGCTTCCCCATGTTTATTTCCCCCTTTCGTTAATACCTTCACAGATTATTCTCCTTTAAAATTTATGAGTTCGCTTATGGGTATTGCAAGAATACAATACCCATAAGATTATTCATCAATCGATAAAATCCAATATTCCCAATTCCACGGCTCTATCAACACTGAACCAGGAAGTCTTTGCTTCCATCAGTTTCCATTCATCCATAGTAAGATTGGAGTTATCGACCAACTTCTGTAGGTATAATCCCTGTAATAATTTCATAAGTTTTCCCTGAGATAGAATATCAGAAGCTGTTTCTCTTCCTGGCCACTTCCACAAAGCCGCCTCATGCACCATAAAGATTGTTGCTTTGGTTGCATGAGTTTCGTTGCATACAGCAAATATAGGAACAGCAGCACTGGCAATTATACCAGTTCCATGAGCTACAAATTTGATTCCATGTTTTTTATAGACTTCAATTAAATCAGCTAGAGCCAATCCACTGAAAGCATCACCACCAGGAGAATCGATAAATAGATGAACTTCACTTCCTCCCCCAAATCCATGTTCTTCAATTGCAACTATCATATCATTCCAAGCTCTGGTGACATCAGAAACTGACAAACCGGAGAATATTTTGATGTATAGTTTCTTACCATAGATAGCAGACAACTGAGATAATTCGAATCCCAGCTTTCTAACTACCATGCTCCGAATAACTTTATCACCATCCTTAGCAACAACAGCTACGGGTTCTCCATCTTTTGTTATAACTTCGATGGTGACTTTGTTTTCTACTGGTGGTGCAACGGTTGGTATTGTAGAACAGCCAACGGCAATTAACATCAATAACGACATGGCGATCATTATATTTTTTCTCATTTTACTTCTCCTTTAATTTTTTATTTCCATCTTTTTAAACTGGGGTTCCTAATATAACAGTGGAGGTCCCCATATCCACAGCACAATTACACTTACCTCCTTTTAAGCATTTTTCAGTATGTTTCATTTTATTTCCTCTTTACATGCTCTCGCGTCTGTAAAACCGATTCGATTCGATCACAATATTTATCTACTCTTATCTGCACCCTGTTCAGCCCAGGGTAGGTTCCATAATCGGTTACTTGAGCGTACAGATTATCTCGGCGTTTCCTCTTCGATCTATATAGCGCCAACAATCTGGGAGTAGAAAGTTTTTTTAATTCTGTTTGATGTAATTCCATTTTGTTTTAATATCTCCTTTCACTTCTGTTATATGTGTTCTACCACCTCAACCACGTATTTAATATTGGGTTCTATTGGTTTAACGGTGGTATATTCACGGTATCCTCGAGTTAAATCTAGTTTATATCCAAGAACACTTTGTCCATTATGAATCATATCCATAAAGAATTTAGATCTTTCATTAGCGGTTTCTTCATCGTCCCAAATCTCTAGAATCATTCCAGGCATTGAACCGTGCCACATCACAGCATAGAATCTAATGCCAATACCATTCCATAGATTGATGGCTTTATTTTCATCCCCATATTTTCCTGATCTATGACCACATTCCATGCATGAGACATCATGATATATACCTTCTACGTAAAGATTGGAATCCACTTTCGACCCACACTGCCTACAACGTATTAACTTCATTATTGGATCTCTATCATCGGATTTAATTTCACCCAACAGGGATTCGGCTTCTTCTTTTCCGTAATATGCTGATATTCTATCATAGGGTCCACAGCTGGGACAGCAGTATCCAAGATAGTAACCAGCTGCCGATTTTAAAACTTTTAATGCTAGTATTGTTCCACAATCACATATTTTTTCTTCATTCTTCATTGGTTAATCTCCTTCGAACGACCAGATCAGGTTCGACTCCAATATCTACGTCAATACATGTTATATGAGTTACATTTCCATCCGACCCCAACTCAATATTAATATCATCATCTGTTTCTATGTATATATAAGTAGGGCCTTCAGACCCAAAGTCTTCTGAATATTCTATTTCCCACATTAATTTTGACATATCACCCTCCCCATCCTATTCCAATATCAGCTACGGGATATTGTTTTTCATCTGTGTGTATGGCATTCCATCTCAATGAATCTTGACGGATTGATATTCGCATTGCTGAAGTATCACAGTCATGATATGTATGATAATCTTGCTCTTCCAGTGCTATAAATGTTTTGTGATCATCGAATAATATATATTCTGGAATGAAATGTTTTTTTCGTCTCATGTCCATTCTGAAACCACGTACCGAAACAATTTTTAAACCAACTAAGTCTGTTAGTATCATCCCATCAACCTCTCTTTCACGCTTTAATTTCTTTTTATCTTTCTCCATTTGCTCATATATAATAGAACCTTTCTAAAAGAAGATCAAGATCAAAAAGGGTGTTGCAATAATTGTACTGATGGCAACATACTTATTTACCATTACTATTCTCGTCGTTCCAAGCGAATGAGTTGTTTCTATGACATATATCACATCATTTTTCAGCCAGTTTATAAACCTTGTCATGAGTTCCCTCCTTAAATTTTTTAGCTCTTATGTATCCGTCTTTAATATATTCTGGAATTTCACTGGCAGTCAACCAAACGAATTCACATAATTTGAATGATTCTCCAGGTTTAACATAGAGCTTCAATGTTGGTTGTTTATTTTTTTGTTTCATTTTTTCCTTTATACTTGAATTTGTTGTGTAGATAATTAATGACTATGAAAGTTCTCATACAAATACCAAAAACCACAAGACCCAGAAAAACTCCTATAACCATAGCGTAATCTTTGAATGTGAATTCAGATCCTAATGTTAACATGGCCACTCCTATAAAAAAATTTTTATGGATGGGGATCAAAACAATCCCCATCCATGTTTTAGATATTTATAACTCGACGACAGATCGAACATATCCAGCCGCCCATCTTTTTGATTAATGTAACTTCGACTTTGCATTTGGGGCAATATGACGATGATTACACCCATATTTTCTTATTAGCTCCTTGGCGTGAACCACGAAGTCTGCATAAGGAGCAACTTGATCACCACTGATGTAGCATTGGAATTTTCCGAAGACAACCCTCCAATGCATCTTAAGACCGGCTCCGTTTATTCTGTACTCATGAAAATCTCCGGAATCATCATCTAAGATTTTATCGATAAAAGTCTTCTGCCTTAAAATCATTGTTTCCAGAAGTGATGAACAACCAATTCCCCATCCACGATCACCTGGATATTCGACGCTGAGTTTTATCAGATCGTTGAATAAGTAATGTAATGCATGTCTATCTGTCTTCATATCAGTCTCCTTTTTATATAATATTTCATCCACAACACAGTGAATTGCACCCAGTACAAATGAAATTATTATTGATGCTGGTCCCCAATTTGCAACCCTTTTTCTTATTTTTTCCTTGCCAACCAACTATCCTTTTAATCATATCCCCCCTTGAATTTTTCCGTGATTAGTTTTCGATGCTTTGGGTAAACCAATGCCCAAATTAGCATCAGTGTAAATAATCCAGGTATTACCACAATAATGAAACTAATTATTAAAACTAGTATATTTTTCATTCTCACTCCAAAAGTATGGGTTAATGTTTCTTTCACTTATTAATATATATAGAATCGTGGGTAGAATGATTCAATTATTTTTTATAACAAACTATAAATAAAATGTTATACGCCGCCTGGAATCGAACCAGAACCGAGACACCTTCACAGACCGCTAATTAAAGCACGGAGTTGAACCGCCGAGATCTCTCGTGTTTCTGACCACTGCACCACGCTGTGGGTCAAACGTATAACAAGTCAACTCTACGAGGTACTATTATGGATGAAAAAAATATTTATGCAATCATAGATAAAATCATGGAATCTGGTTCTGGAGATTATGATAAGTATGATCCGAGTTTAAAACGACTTGATGCCAGGAGTGGAGATACGACTGGACAAGAAGATCGTGAACAATCATATGATGACTGGATTAAATCTCAACCCAAGACTGGTAGGCCAATAGGTCTTCATAAAAGAAAAAAGAAATAGCGCATGTCGGGTCAGTGTTGGAACACCGACCCGACAACACTCTACTTTCCAGCCAAAAGTATATGATGGAGTTCTGAAATATGATATTCTTCACATTCAGAATCTTTGAAGTCGTTATGCTTTAACACATGAAACCTTTTTCTATCTTTTGATATTTGAATAACCACCTCACTACTATCCATTTCCTTAATCAGTTCCAAATTTTTCTTAATCGAGATAAACATTTTTTGATCCTTTCTTTGAATAGGACAATTAAAGTAATCTTTACACCAATCTTCGCAACCAAGATTCCTACAACGAACGTCGAAAGCTCTATCGGGGTCATGGCACCACATCTATCTCATCCCCCCCGAGAAATAATTCATCATCTGGATCCACTGATTCTACTCGGTACATATGCTCAGGTTGTAAGTATCGCATATGATCTCTTTCAGCTCGTGCTTGGTCGCGTGTCATGAGCTCAAAATTATCAGGGACAATTCTCATGTAACAAACAACCATATAGTTTTTATCGTATATTGTCATACCTCTTTCCTCCAACTGCATATACTGGCGCAATGTGAAGTATTAAAGTGATCAAAGGATGTACATATATCCTGACAAGCTGGGTGTGATACTCTAGTGTTCTCGCTTGGTAGACTTCGTTTGACCTCTTTAGCTTTTGGGGTTGACATGGATGCTTCTACTATATCTGTAAATGGAATTGGGTAAATTGATATGGTCGGAGTTTTCCACAGGGGCTCAACCATATTTGTATAATATAATTCAATCATAAGAGCCTTGATGGCAAGTTTAATACTTGGAGCATCAGTGTGATATTCTGTCGTTCCCAGAAATTGAGTTCTGGCGTAAAAGTGTTGTGTTTTTGAAAACGTAGGCACACCCCCACACTCAATATGGAGGTCATATTGTTTTTGATCATGTGAAGACAATGCTGAAGGAGGTATTGGGTACTTGGTGAGTAATGGATTTTTATTCAATGATGTGAACACTGCATATGTATCCATTTCATCTATAAGATTTATCAAGCATTCATGAGTAGTTTGTTCAACTCTTTTAATTTCGAATGCCCCTGTTCCGAGTGATACTCTTGCATAGTATGCCGTGCCACCAGAATCCGTCCCAACTTCTATATGAAGATCATATAATGGATTCATCGCTAAACCTCCTTTTTATCTATTTTGATGTTTTCATAATTAAGTCTTTTCATTTCGGTGATTAACTCATCTATCTGTTCTTGTTCTGACATATATTTATCTATTCTTCTTAAGATTGGGTGATCCCCCTGGATATGAGATAATTTTTTCACTTTGTTTTATCCTTTCTTCTTGACGTTCTATAACTTGTTCGTCGTTCATTAAAGCAAACAGAAGTTTAACTTCATTGTCAGTTAGATCATCAGCATCTAGTTTGAGGAGCGATGCATACAATGCACACTTTAATTCTTTGATGGTTGGTAGTGTCATATCAACTCCTTTCAACATATACGACTGGATCTTTTATAGTGTCGCCCCAATCGTGAACTATATGGCTATTGGCTGTAAATCGCATAGGACACCCACGAACATTAAACAATTCATTGAAGTGATCAACCATATCAAAGAATTCTTTTTGGAAATTATCATCGTCAATCATTCCGTGATATTCGCTGACATGTTCCGGTGACTCAAACCATTCATCAGCTTCTTCTTCAGACATCGATAACCAATCATATTTTCCACCTTCTATAGTTGTGAAAAAACATGATCCCATTGCCATAATATATTCGTATAAATCGGGGTCATTGACAAGTATTTTTCTTGCTTCGGATACGATCAGATCAATTGCTTTCTCTGATATCACATAAACATTATTCTCATACTTGTCAGTTAATGCATCGAAGTCGCATTCTATTTTTTTAATAATGTTTTCTTTATTCATATTCCTTATCCATTAAGCTGGCATATTTAGTGTACATGTTCAAAGTAATATTCATTAATGTATCTTTTCAAATCTTCTTCTTCAACGTAAAATATATCAACGCCTTGCGGGAGAACGTTCGTTAACAATTGCCCCAACCTAAGATCAGGGAAGCATGCCCACAATCCATGTATAGTATCAAGTGTTGATTTAATCCTTTCTGTGGGTCTACCTTTATGTTTTGGATCAGTTGTAAATTTCGACATGTGATCTCCTTTTTTAAGCTGGTATATTTTCTGGTTTTGCAGATTTAGCGGCTTTCATCTCTTTCCAGACATAAGCAATTTTTGTGTTCACTGATAACAGGATTCCATCGAAAAAATATCCCTTAGTATTAAGAACTTTCTTGGCGTTTTCCATTTCATCTTGAACGCTCGTCTGAGTATCTTCAAATTCCAAATCTCTTACTTTAAGAATTATTTTCCTCATAGTGTCGATCCTCCTCGCTGTTAATGTATTCATCCCATTCTTGTTTCGGCCAAATACGGTCTTTCCAGTAATGACTTCGGCAATCGTGGCAAAATAAGTGAATTGTTTTGTCTACGGAAGCGCCGAGTTCGTAATAAGAAAAATCACTTATAACAGACACTCCACGTTTTTGTTGATCAATCGAACCTTTATGATCACATTCTTTTTTATTGATATTATCTGTCCAATGTTTCATTCACCGTCTCCATTCCACTTGGATTTGACTACGTTGCTCATAAACTATTCTCCTTAAATTTCCTCGCAAGAGTTTTCCACCACATTGAAGCTCTCTCGCATGTTTCTTTACATGTCTTATTTATCTTATCTCGACATGAAGCACATGGATCTTTAGACCTGTCAAAATTCTCTTCCAATTCTAGATCAATTATTTCCATCATATCTCCTAATTGTGTCATCTACTTGAAATCGAGTAAAGCATATGGGGCATATCACAGTATACTCCCATTCTTTACGTTCACTATAATTTATTATCCTACAATCACCAAGTGGATAAATAAGAACTTCTGGACAGTCACAGTTGCGGTGGAACCACACATTTTCCTCCGGTGTTTCATATCCTGGACATCCCTCATCATGAACTTGCGCCATTACAGTCATTGGCAGAAGATCTCGATCTGGAACATGCTCCCAACCACATGTCGGACATAAATAAATATCCTCTTTATCCTGGGCTATTCCGCACAACACGCACATCATAGTATCTTCATGATGCTGCCGACACCAACCCCCCCACCTATACCCAACAACACCTACAAATGGTGATACGACTTTACATTGATTACAGTATTTATATCCTTCTGGTATTTTTAATGTCGGTAACATTATCCACCCTCCTCTGGTTTCCATTCTCCCTTAGAAATTAGATATGAAAGTTCATGAAAGCTATACTTCATCTCTTGAGTTTTATATAAGTTTTGTAAGTAAGCATTATAAGCTGGCTCTTCTTTTGCATATTGAATTGCGAAGAATTCCATTACAGTAGGAATTCTTATATCCACTCGTTCAGCTGAAATAATTTTGGTTACTTTTACCACTTCCAATTCTTTTGAATCGTATGAGTGTTTTGGACAGCTCATACCAGAATTATACCATTCTGTTGAGTACTGTCTAACGTACTCAGCATTATATGCTTTATCAATATACCAAATTGGGTCATCTTGATAATGATCTAATTCCACAGTTGTGTCTCCACAAAATTCAGCATCACCATTGGATGAAACATTATATGTTAAAAGCTTTCCACTCTCTTTATGTCGAAGCGCATATTCAACTATGGTTATGGTTTTTGGTTTTGGTTGTGGTTGTGGTTGCTTCTTTTTTCTCGTCATCTCGTCTCCGCTCTGGGTTTTACAACTCCCATTTCTTCAAGAATGCTGCACGTAGTCCCATCATTGGGCTTCGTTACCACCACACCAAGGGGGGGCGCAGCACCAAATTAAAATTATCTTCTCTGGATTGCATTATTCTTTCTATTTCATAATCTGCTACAGGATAGAAGTTATTGTTATCTACTCCGATATCATGTTGTTTTCCAACAGGCTTTAACTTTCCATGAGAATGACCATGAAGTTGCCAGCTATTATAATGTGATCTAGCCCACGTCCTCATATTATAGTGGCATACTACAACATAATATTTTTTTCCATGAATTGATAGATTTTTTTCCAATATCTGAACGTTGTCTTTTCCTTTTAGCCAATAGTCATGGCTACCTTTTAAGAATATCTGTCTCCCATTCAATCTATCAATATATTTTATATACACGCTTTTTATACCTTTTCTTAATGTAAAATCACCAGCGTTGATAACTATATCATCATCTTTCACAACTTTATTATGTTTTTCAATAATCATCTCGTCCATTTCTTCGGCAGACGAAAATGGTCGATCACAATATTGAATTATTTTTGTATGACCGTAGTGTTGATCTGAGGTAAACCAGAACGTCATTGTTGTTTCTCCTAACTTATTGATTTAATTAAGGATAGAGCCACCGGTAGGATTCGAACCTACGTGGGATATTATCCACCGGATTACAAATCCGGTCCTCTCAACCGCTGAGGGACGGTGGCTATTTCATTATGGCAGTATTAGCCCGCTCTTTTGTTCTCGAACTTGTCTGATTCCGTTTTCATATTTTTTTAGTATCTGATCACCGTGGTCATCGATTTTAGTGATTGCGGTGTATGATCCATGCTCCAATGTGATTTCCTCATCAAGATCAGTAAATGGAAATGCTTCCATGAGCTGCATTCCATCTTTTGTAGGCATAAGTGCCAGGGCTCTTTTAATTGACATTCCACCAGTTGGGTGATTGGGGATTCGGGCAATTTCCCCTATAATGAACATTCCGCTAATCATGTAGATTACTTTTAAGTTGCTTTCCATTCTTTTCTCTCCTTTTCTTCGTTAAAGTGTTTTTTACATAAAGTTAGTGTCCAGCGGCCACTCGGGTTACATATTTCTCCTTCACTTCCACATAACTCACAAATTTTATACGACTGCCCAACGCGTTTCTTTATTATTAGTTCAATCTTTTCAGGTATCGTTTGATAAAGATTATCACACCTCCAGTTATGAGATTTCCAATACAATGTGGAGAAACCATGTTTGCACATAAATTTCAGAAACCAGCCACTTATTTTTTTAGAAATTTTATCTCCAAGTCTTTCCGATCTCACATACATTGTATAATAAAAAGAAAGTCCTCCAAACTTTTCTTTTATCTGGAGACATGTGACTTCGATTTCATTTTTATAATATTTATATTGAACTTCTTTTATATGATAACATATATCGAATATCAATTGATACCAACCATTACTAACAGAGAATTGATATTCTGGGTGTTTATATTTTTTTATAAAATAAGAGAATATATCTGGGTATAATGATAACAATGCTTTTGCTTTTTCAAGTTCCATAATCTTATTTGTGCTTCTCCTTTCTAGTGTATGCTTTTTTATCTTTAAAATCCTCCCCCGTCTTTGGCGTGGGAATTCGAAGTGCTCTCTTTTGTTCTGATATTTTCTTATTATAAATTATTTTTTGTTTCGGTTTTCCCATCGTTTCCTCCAAAGTTTTCCTTCAAATTAGCGAGTTAAGCCAGTTTGAAGGAAAACTTTTAATCTCTATTTACTTCTGAATGATAAGAATTTTCCCATTGCCGTGTAAACCTTGAGAACGTAGGAATGATCCTTATTAACATAATAGTATAATGCCTTATTTACATCCCCCTTCTGTTCTTTCAGGTGAATGTTAAATACGTCAGTTCCAGCCTTTAGTCCCGTGGTGATATCATGCAAATCATGTTTATCTATCAGGATCGTCGGGAGTTTGTCAATCCATTCTGGCATGACTTGCATTAATCCCCTTGCTCCAGCTTTACTTACAGCAAAGGGATTGAAGTTAGATTCAACCTCGGTGATTCCTAGGATCAGGGGCGCGGCTACATTTTTCTCTTTGGATATCTCAATGATACGAACAGCAATCTCTCTGGCAACAGTTGGTGGTGTTCTACGATAATTTGCCGTGATATAATCATAGATCATGTTTTCTGTTTCAACTTCATCCTCTAAACTAACTTCTTCAATCCTTTCAAGCAGTTTTTTGTTCTCTTTTTTTTGAACGATGAGACTGTTGTTTAATATCGAAATATCCGAATTCAATTCGACTATTGTATATTCATATGATTGAGTTTCCATTTCTTTAAAGTCGGCGTAAAATAACACAGAGAATACTAACAAAGCGGTATACAAGAATTTCTGATATAGTTTCATATTTTCTCCTTTACATTTGCCTATCAATTAAATATGTAATCCAAGAGTTTTCTTAAATATCCTTTGGTTCTAATTATCGGTTTTGGTTTTGGTTTTGGTTTTGATATAATATCTGATATTTGATCCGTATGTAATTCTACAATTTTGGAAATATCTACATCCAATCCAATACCAAGACATTGATCACATCGATATGTTAGATCATCTGTCATAAAATCACTAATGTAATAAAATTTTATTCGATCAGTTTGATCATTTATATAAACTGTTTTAATTGGGTTTTCATTCTTTACGACCACGGGCCTAGTGGTATCAACATGAGATATTGCCTTTTCTGTGGCTCCATCATCGGTTGTTATTCTTGTAACCCAATCAAAGATTCCATAGCCATCACATTTACCACAGACTCCCCGAATGATAGACGTTTTAGCATTTTCATCTGTACTTCTGTTATATCGTTTGAGTTCAGAGAGAAAATCGCTATCAAAAAATAATGTTGGATGCTTTACCTTTATTTGGAGTCCAGAAAATATCACCCTGCTGCAACAGAAGGAAGATATCTTCTGTTGCAGCTTACTGTACACAATGTATCTAATCAAATGGCTTCCCTCCTCACTATAATTTTGAATGTTTCGGTTCCCATCGTGACCTCTTTCTCTTTGAGAAGTCTTCGGATAATGGGAGTTGTTTGCGTTACATAATTGTACAATTTTGCATGGAGCTCGAGCTCTGATATTTCGATCCATTGATTACCTATTTTGTTGTAGAATTTAAACATTTATACCTCCCTTTTTATTAGAAACTGAGAACAAACATTAAACGCTTCTTATCATTTATTAATATATATAGATAAAAAATTAAAAGTTGAGGTTACAATATGACTGAAGAAAAGGAAAGCCTGCACAAAGAAGATTTATTTCTTCTGTTGGAGAGTTATAAAAATAGCGTTGAGATGAACACTCTTATATCTCAGCAACTATCTGTTATATTAGATATCTTACGGCAGTGTAAGGACGACAGTGTTCTAATGGAAGTTAACATTAAAGATAAGATTATTGTTGTTGAAGTTATCATTGAGAAGATCAGAGATAAATTGGAGGGTCATGAAAAAGAAAATATTAAATCAAGTGGGAAAATAATAAATCGTGTTAATCTTCTTTATGTTGCTATAGGTAGTATGGTTATATCATTATTTTGGGTTATTTATCAATTGATCGATAAATACTCATTATTAGAAGCTATCGCATTAAAATTGGGGGTGTAAGAAAAATGAAAGCTGAAGAAATTTTTGAAATTTTAAACTTTACTAATGCATATGTTATCGTATTAGATTTTGCAATGACAATACGTTTCGTTAATATATCCCTGTATACAAAATTGGGTTTTAAAACTCACAAGGAATTAATTAATAGGTGTTGGTTAGATTTTATCCCATTGGAATCGCATGATAAAATCAAAACAGTTCATAGTACAATGTTATCAACAATCAAAAATGATTACCATGAATTTTGTAATGATATTATAGATGTATCTGGAAATGTGTTTAAAGTTAAATGGATAAACACTGCAATTAATCACACAACTAATTGGACCTTTAGTTTTGGCATACCTATGAGCGTAACTGTGGGGGATGTAACAGAGGATGAAATCAGACACCAGTTCAAGACAATTATAGACAGTGATAGGATTATGATTAAGAATTTAAAGGAATATGTAAAAAGTATTCCAAAGAGTTTCAACCTTATAAGAACGTGTGATCCAGAGTTTTAAACCGAGAACACTTCTGAAAAAAGAGAACAAAAATCAAATATTATAATACGTGAAAGGAACGAATTGATGGTAAAGAAAAAGAACGAACTTAAAGATGTTTTCAATGGACCAACCCCACCAAAAGTCGACAAACCAATACAACTGATAGACAATCGATCTCACTTCAAAAAAGAGATCGTGCAAGCACCCCGACCAACCGTGGCTCAAGCATTTCAGATAGAAGCCACGACTCTACCCGATGATTTAAAAAATGAAAAACTTGAATCCTTTACAGCATCGTTAATAACAACTTCTGGAAAGATTCATCATATCTTAGAGGATGACCCAAAACAACAAACTAAAATGCTTGAGGATTTAGCGAGTCATGTCGAAATGCCAAAGCTTTCCTCGGAAACAATTGCACCAATGGTTGCTGGAAATGAACCTCCGAAAGAAGTTGTCTTTCATAATCGTCAGGCCATTGGAGATATTTTGTGTTTCACAGCAATGGTTAGAGATTTTAAAGCGGCATATCCCTACGTGCGTGTGGGTGTTATTTCGACAGCTCGACATCTATGGGATAATAACCCAAATATCGATCATCAATTTATTGATCCAGAACATATTCTTAAAATAGGTCCTGGATATGCCACGAATAAATCAAACTATTGGGATCATCACTTTGCCAATGGGTATCGCATGGATGTTCAAAATAAACTTGGTGTCACATTCCCACAGGGGCCGATAACACCAGATATTTGGATGACGCAAGATGAGTATAATAGAAAGCCTCTTATTGATGGACCTTATTGGGTTTTCATTTATGGTGGAGAACCTGGATGGCCAGCAAAACAATATCACCGTTGGCAAGAAGTTATTGATGGTATGCAGAAACAAGGAATCAAGGTTGTTCAGGTTGGAGTTAAAGGACATCCTTATCCAGTTCTCGATGGTGTTATAAATTATGTTGGCAAGACTGAAGATCGAAATACTGGCCTTCGTGATCTATTCAATATATTTTTACATTCTCAGGGAAGTATTGGTTTGGTTTCTATGCATATGCATTTGAGTGCCGCATTTGGGAACCCTTGCTTGGTTTTGGCTGGAGCACGGGAGCCAGCTTGGTTCACTCAATATTACGGACACCAATATATTCATACAAATGGTTGTTTGCCCTGTTCTGCTCATAAAGCATGTTGGAAGACAAGTATGAAGGGTTGTACGAATCACTCTGATAAAACAAATGCGATTGGTCAACAAGTTCCAATGTGTGTTGATATTATAGAACCTGAAACTATTGTTGAAGGTGTGATGTCATACTATAAAGGTGGTCGTTTACAGATGGGAAAGAAAGTTCCTAATACATACTTTAAGAACGTTACGAAAGAGAAGAGGATTTTTGTTGCTCCAACAGTGAAACCAGTTGATGAAGACCTTCTAAAGAAATATGGTTATCAATGGGATGGTGCATCTATAACAGATAAAGATTGGATTCATATTAAAGCGTTGCTCGAAAAATATAAAGTCAAAACCATTCTTGAGTTTGGTGCTGGACTTTCAACGCTTCTTATGGGGTCAGTTGTTGAAGAAGTTCATACCTTTGAAACACAGCCAGGATGGATCAAGAAAGTCAAGGACTTAGCCGACGAGAAGAAACATACATTCTACAGTTGGGACCCAACGAAGGAATTTGTACCACCATCAGTTCTACCAAAGCGTTTTGATTTTGCTTTCGTTGATGGTCCTTCTGGTGGAGAGAATCGTGAGTGGTCAATCAAGGCAGCAGCTGAATTAGCTGATGTTGTTATTGTTCATGATGCTGGAAGAGCACCTGAGCGAAAATGGCAAGCCAAATATCTGGAAGCTGGATTCGAAGGCCCAGGAAAAGGTGGTCACAGATGTCATTTATGGGTTCGTAAAGAATTGGATGAAAAGCTGAACCCCAAACCAGTTGCCGATCCAAATAAACCAACCTTTAGAATGCTGACAACTACGCGCGGTTGGGGTGGATCGGAAAGAAGTACCTGTGAAATAATGAACATGATGAAGAACAGAGGTTATAATATCGAACTATATCCAAGTGGTGTGATTTGCGGAGAGTATCAAAGCAGTGTAGATCGTATCGGTGAAGTTCTTGTGAAGAAGTGGGGTACTTGGGAAGGTGAATGTGATCTAGCGATGTTCTATGCATCAGATACAATATTCAACTATAACAAGGATATGTATACCGAATTTATGCCTTTACTTAAAGCAAAACGAAAAACACTTATGTTGAACTATCGAATTGGTTCATCTGGTAAAACTGAATGGACAAAGGGTTGGGATGCATACGGATTCCTATCCTCAATGTTAATGAATGAGTTTTTGCGTATCTATCCAGATGCAAAGGATAAGTGTTTTGTTCAACCACCACCAACTGATTTGACTGAGTTCTTTAAGGTTAAACCGAACTATGGTGATAATCTTAGAATTACGTGTTTGAATTCTCAAGGTGATGCAAAACATCGAAAAGATATAGAAACAATGATTGCTACTATTTGGGGTATTAATGATAAGACTGAATTCTTTTTCATGCCAGCTCCAAGTTTCTTATCAATTGATGATGTACGTATTCATCGTCATGGAAAGAATCAACCACCTGTCCCAATATACATGAGTCAGGGAAATCTATTTATGTATCTTCCACCAGTTGGATTTACTGATCAAGGTCCTCGAACTGTAATAGAAGCACATGCATGTGGTCTAGCATCTATATGTGATTCCAGAACAGGTGGTCCAAATGATCGAATAACTCCAAAGACAGGTTGGCTTATTAATAAGATCGACGATTTATATCCAATCATTCAAGAGATAACCGATAATCCAGATATATTAAGAGATAAGGGTAGAGCGGCTCGTGATAGAGCCCAAGAATTTTTTGTTAAAGATCGTTGGGTTGATTTGATTAAAGGAGACGCCTAATGTCATATTGGATTTCTTTAAATTTAGAAAATATTATTGAATTCTTAATGGAAGCATCTCAATTTATTTTGATATTTCTATTACTTTACTGGAGAACAAAGGAGAAAATGAATGGAAGAAATTAAAGCCACTTGTACTTGGGGTGATGGGCCTGACGTTCTTATAACATTGGATGGATTGCCATTTATATGTCATGAGGACCCAAAGAATGATCCACCACCTAGAGGACAATGGGTGCATGGATATGTTAGTAAAGGTTCTTTCGATCTCACACAATCTGAGGCGAGAATTTTGGCACACGAGTTGATTATGGCTGCTGACTCATGTAAACATATAGAAGATTCCTATAAAACAATGTGTGAGCGGGGTGCTAAATGAATCTATTGGAGTATAAACCACTGGACTCAATGAGATCGTCATACAAGAAAAATAATATCGGACGAACATTTGAGATCATGACTCTTGGATACAAACCAAGTCTGATTGTTGAATGTGGTGTATTGGATGGATATTCTTTATACCACTTCGCTAAAGCAACCAAATTAAATTCAAAAGCAGAATATTTTAATGGACATGTTATTGCATATGATCTGTTTGAGAAATTTGAATATAATCATGGAAGTGCTGTCGATGTTTACAATATGCTTAGAGCCAACGAGGTGGATGAGTATGTAACAATATTACAAGGTGATGCATTTGAGGTTCATAGTCAATACGCTGAGGGTGAGATAGATTTACTCCACATGGATATAGCAAATGACGGAAATACGTTTCTAAAGACTGTCGAACTTTGGGGAAACAAAATCTCTAAAGGTGGACGAATTGTATTAGAAGGTGGGGGTGCAGAAAGGGATGAGGTTGAGTGGATGAAGAAATATAACAAGAAGCCAATTCGTTCAGTGCTACCAATTATAGCAGCAAGGAAAAAATGGGATGTAAAGGTCATAAAAGATTGGCCATCAATTACTGTTTTAACAAGGAGATAACATGGATTTTATTGATGAATACCATAAGCTATATGAGAGAGCTAGAATTTGGGAAGATAATTCCTGGCTTGGAGTTCCATGTTACAAATGGCCTCCAGATATGATGGTGATTCAAGAGCTTATATTTAAGTTAAAACCAGACTATATTCTGGAAATGGGAACAGCGAAAGGCGGCTCTGCTTTATTCTATGCATCCATATGTGAGCTTATGGGTCAGGGTAGGGTTGTGACATGTGATATTGAGCAGAGATATGACGAGGATGAAATAGCTCAATACGAATGGTCAGATAGAATTGATTTTATACATGGAAGTAGTACCAATCCATTAACGATTGAAGCTATTAAAAAGATTGTTGGAAATAAGACAAAGAAAAATATAGTTATTTTAGATTCATGGCATAGCCGTAATCATGTGCTTCAAGAGATGGGGATTTATGAAGCATTTGTTGGTAAGGACTATTATATGATCGTTGAAGACACTCATGCGGGAAAACCTGGACACCCAGTTGAATGGGAACATGAAGATGAGGGTGCGTATGCAGCTGTCGAATTCTTTCTGAAAGAAAATGATGATTTTGAGGTTGACTGGAATTGTGAACGTCACTTAATGTCTTTTAATCCAAAGGGATACTTGAGGAGAGTAAAATGGTAAAGAAAAAATTATTCACACTAACCAAGAAAGACTTCGAGGTTCAGACTTTCAGGTCTGGTGGTAAGGGTGGACAACATCAGAATAAAACTGATTCGGGAGTTCGAATAATTCATAGAGAATCTGGAGCGAGAGGCGAAAGTCGTGAACACAGACATCAACATATAAATAAAAAGATAGCCATGCAGAGATTATCTAATAGTACAAAGTTTAGAATATGGGTTAATCGAAAAGCACAGGAAATAATTGAGGGTGTAAAGATAGAGGAAAAAGTCGAAAAAATGATGGACGAGAAAAATTTAAAGATAGAGGTTAAAGAAAATGGAAAGTGGAAAGAGAAGGAGGATTTAGATAATGATACCACTGTTTAAAGTTGCCATGTCTCCAACTGTTCAAAATGATTTATTAAAAGTATTATTCAGTGGTTGGATTGGGCAGGGCGAAAAAGTAGAAGAATATGAAAAAGTTTTATCTAAAAAATTTAACAATAAAAATGTAATGTCTCTATCTTCTGGTACACATGGGTTAACTTTAGCTTTACATATAGCTGGCGTTGGTCCTGGGACATCTGTTATATGCCCTTCCTTGAGCTGCTCGGCGTCAATAACTCCAGTTATTACATGCGGCGCTGATATTATTTGGTCAGACACTGGAAATGATATTAATATGATTCCGCAGTCTATAGAAGAATCGATTCGGGAAGATACTAAGGCAATTGTTGTTGTTCATTGGGGTGGTTATCCTGTGGATCTAGAACCAATCTCCAAAATAGCCAAAGATAATAATTTAGTATTAATAGAAGATGCGGCCCACACCTTCGGCTCTATGTATAAGGATTCAATAATCGGTGATTGTCAATACTCAGATTATTGTATGATAAGCACACAGGCTATTAAGTTTCTAACAACTGTAGACGGTGGAATTTTATTTACAAGAGAAATAGATGCTTACAAAAGAGGAAAACTTTTGAGATGGTTTGGTATTAGTCGTGAAAATAATCTTAAAGATATGAGATGTGTCAATGATATTGAAGAAGCTGGATATAAATTCCATCTTAATGATGTAAATGCAGTTATAGGTATGGGTAATATAAAATTAGCAGAAGAAAATGTTAAAATTGCTCAGTCGAACGCCCAATACTATGATAAAGAACTAAAAAACGTTGATGGTATAGAAACTCCGCAAATATTAACAGATAGAGTTTCTTCTAGTTGGTTATATACAATTTTGGTTGAAGATAGAACCTCCTTTGCAAATTATATGGGGCAATGTGGCATTGCAACAAGTAGGGTCCACGAAAGACTTGATAATTATACATACACAAAGAAGTTTCAAAAGAATCTTCCAAATTTAGATAGTATATATGATAAATATATTTGTATTCCTGTGGGATTTTGGGTGACAAAGGAAGATAGAGAATACATTATCGATTGCATTAAAAAGGGTTGGTGACACAAATAACAAGAAAGGAATTAAATAATGAAAGCAAAATTTAGATGTAATGAAAAACGCAGGTAATCCAACTCATATAGTTGGTGGATAGATTAATAAAATAACTTAGAACAAAATATAAATGAGGATAAACAATGATAGGAGATGTTGTAAAGGCAAATAGAAAAACTGTATGGGTAAAAGTGCAGTTCAAGAAAAAAGTTATGGAAACAATCGAAGAAAAAATTAAAGAAATTTTAAAACCTTATGATAGAATCATCAAACGACACATGAAAAAACACACAGTTGAATTTATGGGAGAATAATATGCTTGTTATAACCGGCCTTGGTAGGTGTGGCACTTCTTTTCTTGCTAAAGTTTTAATGGCCATGAATTATAAAACTGGCAAAAATATAAACTGGCATGAAGCGGTAGATGCTGGGTATGAACTATCAACTGTTCATAGTTTAAATCATGATCTTAACCAACAAATGAATCAAACTGGACGGATAGATGTTAATAAAATGTGTTTGGGTGATTATTGGGGTAAAGGTGGTTATGGATACACATATAAACAAGCCATGGAAAATTTCAACAACGATCCAAAACAGGGTCCAATTCATTTTATTAAAGACCCTAGATTCATGTGGCATCCAGAAATAATAAAAGCTTGGTGGAGAGTTAGAAAAGATTTTAGATACATTATACTACATAGAGACTTTGAAGATGTTAGACAGTCCAGAGCTCGTCTCCCCAAGCAATATGATGACCCGAAGAGAGGATCAAAAAGTGTTACTCCATATAAAGAAGATTTTGCAGATTGTATAACTATGATGTTAAAACTTAAAATACCATTTGAGATTCAGATGTTTCCAGATTATTTATATGATGCAAAACCTTTATTTAAGTCTATAAGAACGTTAGGTTTGCAAACATGTCACTTAGAAGGAAATAAATTAGTTCAAGAAATGAGAGATTTAAATAAAGTACATTTTGGGAGGAAATAATGGGTGAACATCCAGCATTAAAGAATTTATATAAACAAGTCGTAGCAGGTTCATTTGGTTGGGATAGGTGGGGATTGTTAGGAGTCCTATCTGATTATGTTTTGAATTATGTTAAGGGAGATATATTAGAGATAGGAATTTGTGAAACATCCATTTTTCTTTCTGAGTTGGCTATGAAGCATGACAGAAAAATTTATCATTGCGACTATTCTAAATCATTAATAGAAAACATGAAAAATACCAGTGGATATTTCTGTGAAAATTCTGTTATATATAGAGGGACATCAGATGATTTTTTTAAAAGTAAAATAGTAAAATCTAATATTGCTTTTGGATTTATCGATGGGTCGCATGAGTATGATATAGTAAAGCGAGATTTTTGGAGTATGAATGAACTTTTGGTTAAAGATGGGATGATTGTACTTCATGATTCTCTACCACCAGATGAGTCATGGTCTGTCAATCATAAATGCGGACAGGTATACAAATTAAGGATTGATCTTGAAAATGACTCTAGATTCGATGTTTTAACATTTCCATTTTCGGCTTTTAACGTTGGTTTGACAATTATAAAAAGGAGAGTTTTTAGAAAATGGGAGCAAAAATAGAATTATCGGGTAAACGGTTTGGTAGATTAGGTGTTATAAAAGAGACTGGAAAAAGATTGAATGGACTTGTGGTGTGGTTGTGTAAATGTGATTGTGGGAATCTATACCAAGTTAGATCATGCGACTTAACATTCAATAAAACAAAATCGTGTGGGTGTTTAAGAAATGAGAAATTAATAAAAAGGTCAACAAAACATGGTATGTCTCGTAGAAAAACCCGACATCCTCTTTATAATGTGTGGTCAGGTATGATTCGCAGGTGTCATAACCCAAAAAGAAATGATTATTTATATTATGGAGGAAGAGGAATCTTTGTCTGTAGAAGGTGGAGAAGTTCATTTCAAAATTTTTTGAAAGATATGGGTGAATGTCCAGATGGAATGAGTATAGATAGATATCCAGATAATAATGGTTCTTATGGTCCATGGAACTGTAGATGGGCAACAAAGAAAGAACAATCAAATAATAAGAGACAACAAAAAAATGGTAGAAGTCTAAATGTAATTTCAGTCAGAAAAATAAAAAATTTATTGAATGAAAATAATCTAAAACCCAAAGAAATTTCAAAAATATATAATATAACAGTGGGTCATATTTATAATATTAAAAATGGTAGAACGTGGAAGGATATTTAAATGGTAGCAACATCTAAACAATACAAACAAAATGATTTTATCCTAAGAACAGATACAGCAATTATAGTCACTAGCCATCCTGGACATCGCATGTTCTTAGAGGCAACATTAAACAATTATATGAAAACTGGAAAGTACGTGATACTATCATATGATTCACATAAATCCTGGCCACATGATAATATAATGAATATACCACATTCAATAGTAACAAAACCTATCACATACGGTGCTGAGAAGCGAATAGGGTGGTTGTATGATGTGGTCCTCGCGGGTGGACTCATCAGGCCCCTGAACAATATTGAGGCTGTTATAATTACGAACGGTGACTGCATTTGGGAGAAGCCAGAGAATGTTGATAAACTTAAAGATGTGGTTAAACGCAATGATGGAGATATGATGTGTGTTACGGCAGATAGCACATTACATACAGCCGCTATGATAATGAAATGTTGGGTATTTCATATGTTCGTTGATTATGTCATAGCCATGTTAGAGAATAATATCCCTGAAAGTTACAGCCCCGAAGTTTTATTGAGGGACTTTGTAAAAGAGAGAAACATTAAAAACATTGTCCCGAGAATGCAACCCTTATTTCCGAAGGGTCATAAATATGCTGGAAAGATTGATCATTATGCAAGTTACAATCAACCGAGCACTTGGAAGGAGTTGGTTGGATTCAGAAATCTTGGTGGCGAAATGAAGGTAATATGTCAACAACATTTGAATCCTTTATCAAAAAATTTTTTTGACATGAGGAACGATGGAGAATATTTTAGCAAACATGAAAAAGATACTTTATATAAATTTTATTTGACAGGTGATTATCGTTATTTGTATATGTATTATGATACTGGGGAGGACAGTTTTTTCAACAGACGGTATTCAAATTTAGAATATTACGGCAACAAACCGATATATGATAATTCTAAAAGAAAAGAATTTGGTCCATATAGTGAACGTACTGGTTTTTTTAAAAAATGGAAATATGATAGCTATATAATTAAAGATGAGGAATATGAAACTAAATGGAAAACATTTATAAAAGAAAAAGGATATGATAAATAGTTTATGAAAATATGTTGGGATAATTTAAATAAATTAAAATATGACTTAAAAACAAATAGATGGTTTGAAAACAAACATGCTTATGTTTATATAGATAAATGTGATAAATGTGGAAATCCATATTTAACGTACTTTCATAAAATTAGCAATTTTTGTAGCAAATCGTGTTATTTAACAAGTAGAAATCCTTCAGATAAAACGAAAGAAAAAATTAGTAAATCTTTAATTGGGCGTTTTAGAGGAGAAAACAGTCCGAGCCATGGTCTCATTCGGTCGGAAGAAACCAAAAGATTAATAAGAAGAAATCGAAAAGGAAAAATGAAAGGAAAAAAACATCCTAATTGGTCTGGTGGTTATTATCAAAAGAATATACCATTATATAATACCTATGCAAGTCAAATAAAATATGCTGAAAAGGTGAAAAGAAATAAAGAGAATTCTAAAATTTTAGATGTTACATGCACATATTGTGGTAGGTGGTATACACCAAAAAGAAGTGAAATTCAATGCAGAATATATGCTTTAAATGGAACAGTCGGTGGAGAGTATAGATTATATTGTAGTAATGAATGTAAAAAGGAATGCTCAATATATAGAAAACAAAAATATTCAGCCGAAGAAAATAAGACAAAATACTTATCAAGAGAAGTTCAACCACAACTTAGGCATCTGGTTTTTGAAAGAGATAACTGGACTTGCCGGAAGTGTGGTTTTATAAAATCTTTGCACTGTCATCATATTGAAGGAATTAGATGGGAACCACTTGAGAGTGCTGATATTGATAAATGTATTACTTACTGTAAGAAATGCCATAGAGGAGTTCATAGAAAAAAAGAATGTGGGTATCAGGATATGAAATGTAAAAATGGAAAATGATTAACTTATACGGAGAATAAGACAGTGCAATTGGTTAATTCGCTGTATAAGTTGAAAGGATAAACAATGAGTGATAAAATAAAAATGAGAGTTGAAATGGAAGTAACGAAGCCACAGGCGTTAGCACTCCACGCGATGTTTATATATTGGAATCAGCTGTCTTCGATGGGCGGTTCTAGACATGTTAGTTTCTTTGTTGATGGTGATGGGAATTTTCACCCGAAGTGTGATGTGTCTTATAATGTGAGAATGCCTATGATATCAGATGAAATCAGAGAGTTGGCTGTTGTTGAAGATGATAACGGAAATAGAAAATACGATTTTGATGCAATTGCCTGGAGCCTTACTAATGCAAAAAACTAAAGTCGTTCACTGCAAAGAAGAATCCTATGATGTTTATATAGGTCGACCATCCAAATGGGGAAATCCATATATGATAGGAAAAGATGGTACGAGAGAGGAAGTTGTTGAAAAGTTTAGACAATATATTTTTATGAATCCACAGCTAAGATGCGAACTAGGTGAACTCAAGGGTCAGACACTCGGTTGCTGGTGCCATCCCGATACATGTCATGGTGACGTTTTAGCGGAAATGGCAGAGGAGGAGAAATGAGAAATTATTTAATGATTATAGCTGTTGGGGAAAAGGATAATAATGGATATTCCACGGAATTTTTTCGTGTTATTAAAGGAATAGAATTAGATATTCCACCACAATTAAATACTTTTATAGAATATGAAGAGGATGAGCATTTTTATATTGATACTATAGAACAAGCTCCCAAATTTGGACAAATTTATTTATATCAGACTATTTTTAAATCTCGATATGAATATAATGGAGATAAAAAAGAATATGATAAATTAGAGAAAAAATACCTCGAAAAAGGATGGTCGAAAACCCATGGAGGTTTTAAGTTAATGTCAAGAAAGATAGAGGAATGGGGGAAATAAAATGGGAATAACAAGAGAGACTCTTAACGATCCAAAGTTAACACCACAACAAAAATCTTATGCCAAACATATACTCAACGGGTACATGAAAAATGATTCTTGGTCAGTAAAATCTCAGAAAAAATGTGCTATTGTTTTAACAGCTCATCCATCTGGGAGAATGTTTTTAAAATCTTCCGTTGAATCTCATATAAAAACAGGATATTGGGTACACTTATCCTACGCTAATTATCTAGACCCAACTATTCCAACACAAACATATGATAATGTTATGCCCCCAAGAGATGTATTTGACCAACTGCATTCGTTTTCGACTACAAAATGGAATGATTGGGGTGGTGTGACATATGGTTATGGATGGTTAATAAGATCTGGAATTAATGATGTTGGTTCTCATCCATATATCTATTGTGCTAATGGTGATTGCGTCTTAGATAAACCAGAAAACTTCGATAAACTATTTGATATTCTTGGAGATGCTGATATCGCAGCAATCGGTTGGGAAGATAATAATGGGAGACCTTTATTAAATACAACTGGGTTTATTGGCAAGTCTGACGCGATGAGAGCTCTTGCAGAACATTATGTAAAACACTTTGTTCCATTTGAAACGTATGAGAAGACCCACCAACGATTGGGAAATCCAGAATCCAGACTTCACATTGCATCAGAAGAATTGGGGTTAAAGGTTGTTAAACCAAAAGAGAATCCTGCTGACACACAAGTATCTGTTCCTGGTGTTGGCACTTGGGATAAATTAATTGGCTTTCGTCACATTCATGGCATTTATAATAAAGCTTTAAGATATCAAAAACTCCCTCCCCACCACAAATACCTCGATAAGAGATTTTGTCCAGCTCACGTATACAATAAAATAAAAGAATATGATGATACTGGAAATAAAAAATTCTTAGAGCAGCTATGGAATCAGAATGCTGTTAAAGCCCAAAAAAGAATTTTATAATTCATCATCTTAGTAAAAACCTAGAACAAAATGTAAACACGTACCCACTGCATTAAATAAATATTCGAGGTAATTACAATGAGTGATAAAGTACAAAAATATCTGGATGAACTTCAAGAAGACAGTCTTCAAGAGATAGACCCAACAATTTTAACCATCAGTGCTTTTTCAGCCGCTTTCAGTATTACAAATATGGCTTTCAGGTTGTATAAAGAATATTTCAATAAAGCTGCAAGGAAATGTAAAGATTTACCTCCGAGAGAGAAGGGTGTTTGTATGTTGAAGGCTAAGTTGGATGCAAAGCAAAGACAGCTGGGTGAAATAAAAAGAAAATCAGCGGATTGTTCTAAAACAAACAAACCACCAAAATGTAGGGGTAAGCTTTCTGAAAAACTTAAGAAACTGACTGATGAAGTGGTATTTATTACTCAAAGACTACAACAGCTGAGTCAGATGGAATATAAATAATTTGTAGTATTATATATAAGGAGGAAGTAAAATGGGATTAGCAGCAACATATGTAAGTGGTACCTCATTCACTGTAGTAACAGATTTAACATTGGATTTTCATGCAGGTAGAAGAGTTAAAACTGACTGTGGTGTAGATGGATTACAATATGGCACAATCGCATCATCGTCATATGGAGCTCCAAATACAACAGTAATTTTGGATGCAGGTAGCGATACCTTAACTGTTAATCTAACTGAAGTTTGGTATGGAATAGTTGGAAAGGATGGAACTCATTCACTTCCAGTTCATGATCATACAACTACTGACGGCGAAGGTGGTTTAATAGCTGTTAATACCCTTGACGACTATAAAGAGGGAACGTGGACTCCGGTGCCGGCAGATGCAGCGACTGGTGGAAATACGGGTAGCGCAGCTACAGCATTAGGGACGTATACTAAAGTTGGTCGACAGGTAACCGTGACGTGTAGGCTGCTAACAATCAACACAACGGGTCTAACCGCGAACAACAGCTTTTATATTCAGGGACTCCCATTTGCAACGCAGACCGCGACGAATGTCAGTTACTTTGGAGGAGTTTTGGTTGCTAATGTTGCATTTACGGGAAGCGTTACTGCAATCATACCAAATGGTGCTCAGTCTGCCGCTCTGGTTAATATTGCAAGTGGTGGATCACCTCTCATACTTGTCTCTGGTGTCACTGACGATGCTGGTAATATCTTTTTCACAATAACGTATGAGGTATAGAAAACTTGACATATAATGCAATTATATAAACAAGTGTAACAGGCGTTGATCATAAGGAGGATGAACTATATATGGCACAAATAACTGATATGCAATGGGTATTTGAAGATGGTGAGTGGGTCGCCTCAGAACCATTGGAGTGGGAGCCCAGTTCATCTTCAATCAGTTCCAGTTCATCTTCAATCAGTTCCAGTTCATCTTCAATCAGTTCCAGTTCATCTTCAATCAGTTCATCGAGCCTAAGTTCATCGAGTAGTAGCTCGTCAAGTTCCACTAGTTCTTCGAGTTCGAGTTCCTCAACCAGCTCAAGTTCTTCAAGTACAGCTTCGGCTGGAGCTTGGGCATTCGGCGAGCAAAATCCTGTAGATGAAGATCCAGTTTCTTGGCAAACTTGGAGTGATGGAACTGCATTTATCCCAACCATTATCGGTGATCAAGACTGGGGTCAATTACAATTGGAATGTGGTGAAGAGGGTCGGAGTGCTGTTTATAATCTCGGTTCGATATTTCCAAGAATAATTACAATGAGAGAAGATGTATATGAGGATGGGCAATGCTATGCAACAATACAACTAAGACACTCACAAATACCGTTCAATCAAGACGATATATTACCAGCATGGGACGATTATATAGTAGCACACAATACAAATGACAGATATATTCAGTTTAGAATTATTAAATCATAAGGAGAGTAATTAAATGGAATACAAAAATTTCGCTTATTCAAGAGTTGTGGTAGCACCATTACCATCCACAACAGGGACACAAATAGAAATAACGTCTGGAGATGGAACATTATTTCCACCAACTCCGTTCAATGCTGTTGTGTGGCCAGTTAGTGAAATGCCATTATCAACGAATGCTGAGATCGTAACTGTTATAGATAGCACCGGAGACATATTTACAATCACAAGGCAACAAGAAGGAACATCTGCAAGAACCATTATAGTTGGTGATAGATTTTCTGCCACAATTACAGCTTATGCGTCTAGAACATTTAGATTTTTAAATTCTGTAATAAAAACAGGTACATATACAGTTGAGGGTAATGATGATGTAATTGTATGTGATTCAGCTAGTGATTTTACTATAAATCTTCTCGAAGCTACTGGCTCCGGAAGAATAATAAATATAAAAAATATAAACTCTGGCGTGATAACTGTTGAAGGTTATGCAACAAACACAATAGACGGAGAATTAAATCAAGCGATTAATCAATATGAAAACCTTCAAATTTGTGATTATTATGCTGGTTTATGGATTATAATTTAAGGGGGATGAAATGAGTTATTTTAAACATATAAAACAAGATGTAGTAGCCGATCCAAATAATAGTTCTGATGTTAATTTGGAAGCTGCTGATTCCACTGGCGATACATTTACAGGAATATCAACTTCGACACTTGGAGTCGTTGGTTTGCAGGTTTCTATAAAGACGGATCAGAATTGTCATATTACTGTAGATCAGTCACCGGATGGTATTAATTGGGATATAATGGATGAGTTTGATTATTTGTATTCCTTGGGTGGGGATGGTTGGACAGTACAAGCTGTTAATTCATATGTTAGATTAAGAGTGGTTAACTTAGGATCTTCAGCGACTACATTTTTCAGACTTCAATTAGCTCTATGCCCAATGGTTGAAGCGGTTCCTAGAAGTTTAACTGAAGATGGAAGATTAAAAATAGAAGCCCATATTAATGATAATTATGGATTTCATGCAGAAAATACTCCAATAGGGGAAATAAGAACAGCAGCTATTACAAAGTTAGTTGGGACTAACTTTACAGGATCAACAGTAGATTCAAATTTTGTGGTGGTGACTAATGCAAATGGAGGAACTACAAGTCAGGGTGGCGCTCAAATAACTCTTGCAACTAATACAACTCCTAATGGTTCCACAATTGCGGCCAGTTCTGCTGCTGCAAGATATTCCGCTGGTAACTCAATGAGATTCAGAGCAGTAATACAACTTGGAGATTTAGGAGTTGCTAATAATAGAAGACGTTGGGGAATCGGTTGGGGTGCAACAATGCCAACTATTACCGATGGAGCATTCTTTTCATTAGAAGGAACTACGTTTGAAATTTCAACAATTAAGGGTGGTAGTGAAACTAAAGTAACCAACGGTAATTTTAATGGTCAATTGGGATCAACTATAGAGGTAGACACAAATGCAAAAACATATGAAATATATTGGACCAATTCTAAAGTTTGGTTTGTTATTGGAGATGAAATACTTCATACGGTCAGCGCCTTAACAACTACTTGGTCAAATACAATGACTATGTATGTTGGAATGGATAATGTTAACTCTAGCGGTCTTGATACTAATCATGTTTTATATTGTAGAGTTATGAGCATTTCTAGATTAGGTCCATTATTAACTCAACCAAGAAGTAAATATCAAGTGGGAGTAACTGTTGGAAATGTATTAAAGTATGGTCCTGGTATTTTACACGGTATGATCATATCTAGTATGGTATCTACTAGTGTAGTAACTTTATATGATAATGTGACAAATTCTGGAGAAATTAAATGGTCAAGTGGACCACTTCCAGCTAAAACTGAACCGATAGATTTAGATTTTAGAAATCTTGCATTCAATATAGGATTAACACTTACAATAAGTGTCGCAGCTTGTAACGTACTAATTGTTTATGAATAATGAGGAAATTAAATGTTTGGAGCTAATCCATTTGGAGTACCATATTTTTCACAAGTAGATTCATGTGATGAATGTGCTACTCCATATAGAGCGGGTGACTTAATTGTTAATTGGGTCGAGGGGTCTTCGTCGTCAAGCTCCAGTTCAGTAAGTTCTTCGAGCTCATCTAGTTCATCAAGCCTGTCAAGCTCCAGCTCAAGTTCATCAAGCTCCAGTTCAGTAAGTTCTTCGAGCTCATCTAGTTCATCAAGCCTGTCAAGCTCCAGCTCAAGTTCATCAAGTTCCAGTTCGGTAAGTTCTTCATCAACGAGTTCCAGTTCCAGTTCATCATCAACAAGTTCCAGCTCCAGCTCCAGCTCATCATCAACGAGTTCGAGTTCGAGTTCATCGAGCTCAAGTAGCTCATCGAGTTTGTCCAGCAGTAGCAGCAGCTCAAGTTCATCCAGCAGTTCTTCGATCAGTTCGAGTTCTAGTTTATCAAGTAGTTCGAGTTCTAGTTTATCAAGTAGTTCGATCTCGTCTAGCTCCAGTTCATCCAGCTCTTCGACCAGTTCGAGTTCATCAAGCACAACAGAAATTCAAGCTGATTTCGAAAGAGAGAAATTACCAGATTGTGATTCTTTACTATTCAATTATAAATACATAAATACATCATCAACAACATTTCCACCTATTATATACAGTAGATGGGAAGTTAGAGATAGTATTGGAAATCTCCTGGCAGTATTGGAAGATGTTGGAGAAATAGATTTTTATTATGCATTTCCATTCTTAGATACTTTCACGATTAAATTGATTGTACGCGATTCTGGATTGACTGAGGATTCTATAACTAAAACGTATATTGTTGATGAATGTCCTATATGTAATCAAGGTGGTGGTGGTGGTCCTTCCGGTCCAGCAATGGCTGAAAAGTATGCTGACCCACCTGGAGAAATTACAGTAACCGGAGTAACATCAGAGGATTGTGATGAATGTGAGATAGAAATCAAAACTGTTAATATGTCTTCTGAGGAGTTAGATGATCCATATTTTTAGATTAAACAAAATCTATAAAATGTAGAACAAAAAGTAAATAGTCTTATGCGAGGATAAAAACAAATGAGTTCAACTATACAGATAGATATCCATAAGGGAAAATTGATAACATTTGATTTGGATGTCCAGGGTTTGGATCGTAATACTCTAAATGGCAAATTTAGAATTATATTTGGTGGAATAGAGTATGGTTTTCCCGTGACTATAAAAAATCAACAAGTGAAAGTTTCTTTACCACACTTACGCAATGTTATACATGACATTAAAGGTGGTAGCATAGAAGCTAAGTTAGAAGTATTTACTGACCATAATTACTTTGTTCCATGGGAAGGTAAATTAAAAATGGTTGAACCCGTGTCTGTAAAAGCAAAAGTTTCCATTAAAAAACCCAAAGTAAGAACTATTAAAACAGAAGATGTGGAAGTTGATGAACAGGCTGAGATTATTGTAGATGATCCAGAAGAAGAAGTCACACTTCCAGAACCAAAAAGAAAGAAAAAAATTCAAACAGAATCTTCAATTATTATAACTGAGGACACTAAAAGTGAATACCTGGAAAGGTTAAAAAAGATTGATGAAGAAGGTATTCGAAGTTATATGAAAAATGCCGGAACATCAAGTGATAGTGTTCAGAATATAATCTTAGAAAAAGCAGATGAAATCTGTAAAGATTCGGATAATAAATTTGAATTATTGAAATCTGTTGTAAAGGTTATGAGACAATTCAAGACAGGCGGTAAAAAATAATGGCTTGTGGCTGCAATAAAAATAAACGGGCGAAGTTACAAAAATTAAAATTAAAACAGCAGAAACTTCTATTAAAAAAGAAGGTGAAAAAATGAAAAATGTTTATCTATTAAGATTTAGAACCAGTGATCACGGAACAGAGGGAGCATTAATAACCGAATCTGGTTTTAACTGTAAGACTCTCGAACTACCGTGGAGAGATAATCAACGAAGTATCTCATGTATTCCATCGGGAAATTATATTTGTAAGCTTCGATATTCTCCAAGGTTTAAAAATACATATTGGGTAACGAAAGTTCCAGGTCGATCTTACATCTTAATACACAGTGGAAATTATGCTGGCCGAAAAGATAAAGGGTTGAAAACGTCAGTAGAGGGTTGTTTGCTTTTGGGTGCTAAATTTGGTTGGCTTGGTGAACAGAAAGCCATTCTTAATTCGCGAATTACGATAAGAGCGTTTATGAATCACATGGCTGGCCAAGAATTTTCGTTGAATGTTATCGGAGGACCGAGCTAATAATTAAAGATATGGTAAGAGGAGGATAAATTCATGATTTTAGAAACTATACTTGGAATGGCCACTGGAATTATTGGAAATGTTGTTGGTGGAATTTTCAAATATAAAGCTCAAAAACTAGAATTGGACATTAAGAAAGCTGGTAATGAACATGAGTTAAAGATGGTGGAAGCAGAGACAGCCGCAATGATACAGGAATCCAAAGCTTCCATAGCCATCACTCGTGCAACGGTGGAGGGGGAAATAGAATTAACCGATGCTCAGGCTTTTATACAGGGACAAAAGGAAGGAAATAAGGCCTTGTTCAATAACAAATGGATTGAAAAATTATTTTCTGTCACAGGAAGATGGAAGATTATTACACTTCCACTGGCGTCTTTAATAGCAACATTATTTGGGTTGAGTGATTTTGTTCGAGGAATGTTAAGACCAGCTTTGACCGTATATTTATGTGGTGTTACAACCTGGATAACTATGTTGGCATGGCGTATAATGCAACAAAATGGTATTTCACTAACAAGCGTTCAAGCCGTTGGTATATTCACTGAGATTACTGGTGTCGTGACTTATCTTACCATATCTTCTGTAACTTTTTGGTTTGCCGATAGGTCAATGAATAAATTTCTTACACAATTAAATGGTGGAAACGTTACGAAAATTGATGACGAAATAAAAATTTAATAGAGAACAAATAATAAATGGAAAGGAAACGAGAATTGTGTATACAAAAGCAATTAATGATTTATTGGAAAAAGGTTTAACGAACAGGGCTTACGCTCTGTGGAAACAATTGAATGGATTGTTTCCGAATATTTGGGAGCTACCAACATCTTCAACGGGAAAGTATCATAAGAAAGAAAATGGAAGAGTCCCATCCTGTGCAGAGCATGTCTATGAAATGCTTTACGGAACATATAAAATTCTTAGAATGTTTGGAGTAAATAAGAAGACATCAGAATGTGATATTGTGTTATTGGCTATTGTTTGGCATGACGCTTTTAAGTATGGACGGAATGGCACAATGAAACACACCGCCACCAATCACGACAGGATAATGGGTGATGTTATAGCTGAAAACGAATCAACACTGAAAGAAATATTTAGCGATGAGCAAGTAAAAACTTTAGAGCTCATGATCAGATTTCACAGTGGAATGTGGAGTTCAGATAATCCAAATAAAAATAGCATTGATTTTAATCAATTTCCACCATACGTTTTATTCATTCATACATTAGACATGCTTAGTACAGGTAACTGTCTAAAAACTGATATCAATGAAGAGTGAGGATAAATAATTGTCAGAATGCATTGGAGCAGCACTTCATGAGGTAGTCTCTGTAAAACTTGTTCCAGAGCTACAGCATTGGTTCTATGAATTTGTTATAAATTCATCCCTTAATAAGTTTGTGGTTCCTGCGCCAGTTGATATCGATACAATCTGGTTGTCAACAGGATCAGTTGTGGAATTGCTATTCAATGAAAATTATTCTGAAAATTTTTATAAATATAAATATAGTGGTGGTATGTCTAACGCCAATTGGCCGTCCTTAGTTAGATCGCGTATGATGGTATTTGGAGCCGCAGCAAACTATCTGCAATTGAACGATGCCGGTGATAACATATTTCTATTGGATCAAGGTGATTTAACATTGCTCGATTCATTGCTTGCTTATCGTCAGGATTCAACGGGAGTAACGATTATAGATTCAACGGCTTCTGTTGCAGTGTTTGATTCCACATCTGGAATCTTAACAGTTAATTATAATAGTCTATCGACAAATCTATCTCAATTAATTTACCTGTATTTAAAATTAAAAATTTATGGAGATGTTTCAAGATATAACAATATAACTGTGGTATCTGGAACCGTGTTAGTATTGGAAAATATGTTCGAGTTGGTACTTATAGATGAATACTTTAAAACCACATCCAATCAATATGTTCGTAATGTAGGTGGCTGTATATAAATAGGAGGAATAAAATTTGTCTTTTAATATAGATATATTCTGGGATATTTTAAGATCGGCAAACGGCGCAAATCCAAGTAGCCTCACCGACACCTTAAATGCCGAAGCCAAAGATCAGGACGCTCGTTCAGATATATATTTTGGTAATGTTATCGATCAGTTATCTTATAACACAGCTGATTATAAAAGACTTAGAAAATTTCTCGTTGATTTATATTCTGCTCATAAAACCGTTGTTAAAACAACATCCACACTCTCAGATCCATATTCAATGAGCAATTCGGATCTCGATGAATTATTTAGAAGTTTTGGATATAATTATTCTGTAACTCTTCGAGACTATGATGAAAACCCACTATCAACTAAAGTTGCTCTCATGCTTGATCTTGTTAACCTTTATAAAGTTAAAGGAACTCCTCAAGCATTAGTCGATGTTCTTCAGTATTATGGATTAGCTGAAGTTGACATATTTGAATTTTTTCTGAGATTGGAAAGTAACACTTCTTTAATATTTCGTGGTAATGCCATTGCTGGAACAACTGTTAATCCTGGAGTTTTAAATGTTGAATATCCAGAGTTTACTGATTCAGACCCACATTGGTTATATACGGAAGCACAAATCTTAGCACTTCATAATATAGAAAAAATCAATCTCCCCTCGAAGGCTCCTTATATTGGTATTAGACCTGTAATCGATACTGAGGGTCCAGAATCTGCAATATTAAGCAGACGAATTCAAGATCAATATGAGGTATATTCCGGAGGGGGGACATTACCACAGAACGCGGAAATACGAACAACCGCTGGAATATCTTCTCTCTTGGGTTTATATCTTGGTGTATTATATGTGTTCAATACCTATTTCCCAACAGGAGTTGATGGAGATTTATTTTTATGTTATGACGGAACAGACACAAACTTCGTACAAATTAAATCGGATTATGAATCTTTAACCAGCCAACCGAAAACGAGAGAAGGAATTCTTATTAGATTGGACGCTTACTACGATCAATACACTAGAATTCAACCATCAAACTTTTTACAAAATCTAACAGACGCAAAAAATATATTATCTGTATTGGACCCAACTTTAAAAACAGATATAGATGATCTTTTAACGACTGATTTCCCAATAGATGTTTTAAGTTCTCTAATCAATGATTTATCAATATGGGTTAGAAATAATATTGGGTTTGGTTTTATAAACTTTGCCTATATGGTTGATGGTCTATCTGCATTCTTTAAAGATCTGAAACCTGTTGTTAATTTCTTTAAACCGTATCGAGCAAGATTCATTCTCTTTGAAGCACTTCAATTTAGAAACAGACTTTTTAATAGTCTTGTTTTAGAAGATGTTTTAGGAACAATTGAAATTGAACATAAGGTGTATGATTATGCAACCGCTGATGGGATACCTTGCTGTGCTCTGAATATAGATAGTACTGATGTCCAAACGATATGTATTGATTCTGATTCTACTTCTACAAATATTTACTATCAGAGAGACACATATGATTGTGGATCATATTTTGATCTTGGAATTGTATCTGATATTCCGGTGGAAATGCAATTTCAAATAGAAGATGAAATTACAGACGGTCTTATGTGTATTCCATATGATGCAACCAATGCTGGAATCATAATTGATAATATCGAAGTTAGTGGTGATATAACACCATTCACAGATGAAACTTCGAATACGAATGTGAATTATGTTCACATTCAAACTGGTGGTATGGCTGATTATGATTATGGTGGAACATTCGATTGTGTGGCCGGTCAGGATTTATGTGTCATTATAATTGAGGATGTGACCGGTTCATCCAGTTCTTCGAGTTCTAGTTCATCGGTCAGCTCAAGTAGTTCATCCAGTTCTACTTCTTCCAGTTCAAGCTCATCGAGTTCATCAACCAGTTCAAGCTCATCGAGTTCGTCAACGAGTTCAAGCTCATTGAGTTTCTCATTCAGTTCAAGCTCATTGAGTTCGAGTTCGGTAAGTTCTTCATCAACGAGCTCAAGCTCAAGCTCAATTTAGCATGATAATATATAAATGTTCAATCTATGATAAAAGACCTGAAATATGTAAAGAATTCCCAAAAGTAATAAATCTTTTATTATTTCCATCTTGTGAAATTCCTTGTAATAGATGTGGTAAATGTTGTGAAAAATTAGAATTTGATATACTTAATTTGGGAGATAGTTTTGTTAAATGGCAAAGATGCCCTTATTTGATTAATAAACTTTTATAGTAGAACTATCGAGAACTATTTTTAAAAACGAGAACATACTATAAATTCAAAGATCTAATAGGAGATAAACTATGCAGAATTATTTCACACCCCCAGAAAATGTTCAGCTTTCCGATTTACAAATAGAAATTCTCGAACTCAAAGCTCAAGGTGTCACCCATATATCAATATCTAGAGATTTAGGTTGTAGTACTCGTTATGTTCGTCAGACGGTAAGTGTATATGGACATTTGTTGGATGTTGTAACAACTGATAGTATGACGCGACAAGCCCTTTCTTTAGAGATGCGAAATCAAAGATTAAGAGATCAACAAAGAGTTGAAAGAAAGGTTAGAAGTGAGTTTAGATATGCTTCCGCAATAGGAGATTATGTAACAGAACTTACAACCGCCATCGACGGAAGAGGATTATACCAACCCACCATCCACAAATCATACAATCCTAATGCTCAAGGAATCATGCAAATCAGTGATGCTCATTTTAATGAACTTATCAATTTACGACATAATCAATTCGATTTTAGAATTGGATCACAACGACTGAAAAAGTTTGCATTGGAAGCCAAACGAATTTTCGGTGCATATAATATTAAAAAGGTTATGATTGCATTAACGGGTGATCTTATCAATTCTGATAGACGATTAGATGAACTTATGAATATGGCCACCAATCGTGCCAGAGCAACAGCTCTTTCTAGTATTTTACTGGAGCAGTTTTTGATGGATATGAATAGATCGTTTAATCTTGAAGTGACTTATGTAAGTGGTAATGAAAGTCGTGTTAGTAAAGAGATGGGTCATAGTGATATGATGGTATCCGATAATTATGATACAATGATATTTGAAATGCTTCGTTTGATGTTTAGAAAGTCAAAAGGAATTGTATTCTTGAATAAACCTATTCAGGAGCATGTTGTTCGAGTTCTTAATAAAAATATCTTAGTCATTCACGGTCACACTATTAAAAATGGTAACGTATCAACTCAAATTCAAAAAATAAAAACTAAATGGACAGATCATATCGGGGAGAAAATAGACTATGTTATTTGGGGTCATTATCATGCAGCTCAAATAACTGACCTTCACGCTCGTTCTGGAAGTTTGTGTGGTGGGAATGACTATTCCGATCACGGCTTACAACTATCAACAAGAGCCTCCCAAAATGTTTATATTGTCCGAAAGGATGGAATAAACGGAATGAAAGTCGACCTTCAAGATGTAACTGGAATTACGGGATATCAGATTGAAGAAGACCTTGAAGCTTATCATGTCAAATCCTTCGAGAAGGTTCCTCACATGCGTCTAAAGAATATATAAGACAAAAAAAGATGGGGAGGGTGATCAGCTGCATCACCCTCTCCTCCTCATCTCATCTATTAACTCGCTTGTGTTTGGGAGTAAATATTCCACACTTAACCCCCATTACGTATATGACCGTTTCCACGATCAATGTTGCAATTATAATTGCGGATGCCATCATACCTTTAACCTCCTATTTTTAATAATGTTTCATGATTGCTCTTTTCAAAGCTCCGAGGGCCAATACTGCGATTACGATTATTGCTACCTTAATCATTATAATCCTCCTTTGTTTATATCACTTATTAATATATATAGCTAAAACGCTATTCTTAAAAAAACTAGAACAAAAAGTAAATGGATTTAGAAATAGAAAATTTTTGTAAGGGATATATAAAATCATGACAAATAAATCAAAACTTAAGGATATCGAAGTCATAGCAGAAGAGAGATATGGAGATCATTGCTTAGGTGATGCAGTTTTTGCCGGTCAAAGTTCTGAACGAAGACCCAAAGGATGGGTTGAGATTTGGGAGGTTGATGATAGTGGACAGAAGAAACTTTTAAATAAAAGTAATTTAATCGTTTATCTTGCCAGAGAGTATGTCGTTCAAAGAATATTCGATGTTGAGAACTCAAGTGCAACACCAACAAAAGATGAATTTTTATATTGGATGGGATTTGGTGCTGGTGGAGTTCGGGTCGCTGATCCATTGGTTCCAATACCACCAACACTAACTGATATTGAGCTTAGTTCTCTGGTCATGATAAGTGCGACTGACTCATCAGCTGCTGACTATCATGTAGCCGGTGGAATCTACCCCAACACCGGATATTATAAATATCCCTTTGATAACGTCGAGTTCGAAAGAGATTTTAATAATGAAGATAAATGGTTAATAGGAAAAATTACAACGACTATGGGTACAGCATTATGCAATGGAAAACAGATAAGTGAAGCGGGGCTTTATACAGCAGAGTCACGCAATCCAGGATATAATGGACAGTTTAGTTTGTTCGCCCGAGTCACGTTTCCAACCCTAATAAAAACAGTAGATCGTCGGATCATTTTTATTTGGTATATTTACGTATAAAATAGGATTATAATGGTGAATAGCAGAAAGGGCAAAACATGTGAAATATGCAAAAGAAATTTCAATATTTTATTATCTTTACAAAGACATTTTTCACAGGCACATAAAATAACAAGCAAAGAATATTATGATACATATTTAAAAAAGGATGATGAAGGAATATGTTATTGTGGAGAGAAGACACGATATAAAAATATTTCTATAGGGTATCATGAATTTTGTTCAACCAAATGTGTTTCAAACGATAAAGATATTCTGGATCGTAGAAGAAAATTAACAGAAGGAAATAATCATTGGACTAGAAGGTGTGGGAAAGGTCCTAATAAAGGAAAAACATATGAAGAAATACATGGTCTAGAAAAGTCTGAAAAATTAAAAGCGAATTTATCAAACATATTTTCTAAAAGATATGTTGGTGAAAACAATCCATTTTTTGGAAGAAAACATACATCTGAAAATATGAAGAAATATCGCACTCATAAACTTGGAAAAACTTATGAGGAAATGTATGGAAAAGAAAAAGCTGAAATAATTAAAAATAAGCAACGAAAAGAAATAAAACCAAAAAATTATCACACAGAATATGATGCTAAATTTTTTGATGTTGGTTTTAGACAACAAATTTTAAAAGAACAAACCTACTTATGTGGAATTTGTTTAAGTAAATTGAAGGGTAGATATAAAAAGAATCTGCACCATATAAATTATATAAAAAAAGATAATAGGCGAAGAAATGTAATATATTTATGCGTTTCTTGCCACACAAAAACAAACTATAATAGAATTTTGTGGAAAAAATACTTAAGATTATTAAATGCCGAATTGCTTAGAGGCAATCAGTTATCAAGGAAGATTATATTTAGAGTGAAGAAAAAATTAAATTTAAAACAAAAAAATCTATTACTTGATAGCGGAGGATATTAAAATGGCAAATATTTCACCTGGGGTGTACACCAAAATAATTGATCTTTCAACCTTTGTCCAGGTCGTACCATCATCAATTGGTCTGATCAATGGATTTACGAGGAAAGGTCGAGACAACGAAATCATTTTCGTTGGGTCTCGTGCGGAGTTTGTTTCCGAATGGGGCGAACCAAACATCAATGATTATGGCAAGAACTTTGGTCAAGGACCATACATTGCTTATAATCATTTAGGAGAATCTGGATCTTTGTATTGGATGAGAGTTCTTCCAGATGATGCAACGTTTTCAAATATGAGAATTGACACCCAACTGGCCAGTGGAGACGCGACTGCATCACTCTCTATTACCTATGTTGCCAGTTTGAATACTTTAGGAGAGCTTCAAACAAACTTGGCTACTGTTGTTGACACCCAACCTTTGGCATTCCTATATCCAATCGGAAGAGGTGATTACTACAATGGAATAGGGGTTAGAATCACCGAAGCAGCTAATCCAACTCTCGATAGTATGTATACAATGGATATCTATGAACGACAAACAGACGGTGACGATGTTATCATAGAATCGTTTGCAGTGTCCTTTGACCCAAATGCAGTTGATAATGGTGGAGATTCAATATTTATTGTTTCTGTTCTTGAAACTTATTCCACTATCCTGAGAGCAGAAATGGAACTGTCAAGCGGAGAATATACAGATGGATATAAGCTTATTGCCAAGAATTATGATAATGAAATTGGTAATGTCGATGTTGATCTAGTTAGTATGACAATCACAGATGACAAACAAGATTTCTCAGATTGGCAAAAAACTCCTGCAATAGGAAATGCAACTTATGTCGTAATTGCCAAAGACGCAAGAGGGAATTCCGTGTGGGGTTGGTTGGGTGCTTCCAGTGGTGTTGATAACGAAACTATCACAGTTTACCCAACTAGAGCTTTGTCAGGTGCATCCCCAGGATGGCTTGGTGATACCGGAACTCTCGTAACAACCGCAGAAGAAAAAATCACTTATAAAATTCGTAAATCTAATGTCAGTGTTGCTGATCTTTTTACATCTTCAATTCCTGTTCCATTAAGACAAGGTTCTGAAGGTTCATTGAGAACTGGAACTGGAGCTGTTGATACAGCCGAAGCTGAGACTCTATTAGAACAAGCCTATACTGGAATCATAGATGATAACATACTTGATCCAGAGTTGATTTATTTCTCACTGGTCTATGATGCTGGTTATCCAGCTGATGTAAAGAGTGCAATTAGTACACTATGTCAGACAAGAAAAGATTGTGTCGGAATCATCGACAATGGTGATAACTCAACAGTAAATATTGCTTTATCGACCAGAAACAACACCAATACATTCAACAATTTTTATATTGCAATGTATGAACCTTATAATAAAGTTTCTGATCCATTTACTGGTTCTGATATTTGGTTCTCACCAATTTATCATATGTCTTATTTGATTCCAAGAAATGATAATGTTGCAGAAATCTGGTTTGCTGCTGCTGGTTTTAATAGAGCATCAATTGATACCATCAAGGATTTGCGTTATAATCCACGTTTGGGTCAGAGAGATCAGATGTATCTAAAACAACTGAATCCAATTGTTAAGTTTGCTCAGGGATATGTTGTTTGGGGTCAGCTAACATCACAGGCAAAACCAAGTGCTTTGCAAGATCTTAACATCGTTAGATTGGTTCTGTTCTGTAAGAGAGCATTAGAACAGTTCTGTCGTTTCTTTATATTCGAGCAAAATGATGAGATAACTTGGGGTCAGGTAGCCAGTGAAGTTACCAACTTCTTGGAAGTCATCAAAAATAGAAGAGGTCTGGACAATTATGAGGTTGAAGTCAGTGCTACTGACTACGAAAGAAAAACTAAGATTTTTCATGTTAATGTTACATTGACACCAACCAGAGTTGTTGAAAGAATTGAACTTAACTTCTTCATCAAGTAAAAATAGGTATATAGCTGGGGTCACTAACCGTGACCCCAGTAACACAGTGATTACAGATGTCCGACTTCGGGCTCTGAACAGGAGCAGTCTGTTTTTATAACGATTTCCTCTGCTGCTCTTTCAACTTCACCATTCAGGTACATATGTCTACCAGCATAAACCGATGAAACGACGAGCATGAGCATAGCTTTTGGAAGAAAAAGACCTGTCATAACAAACGAAACACCCGATATAATATTTCGTTTTGTTTTTGTCATTTTTTCCCATTTCGCAAAACCTTCTTTAACGAGGTTTGCTGCTTTTATCAAACTATTTTTCGAATTGTTGGGTAAGACAAATTTCAAATTGACTTCACCTCCTAATAAAAAATTAAGCAGTCAATACGTCTGCTCACTTATTAATATATATAGATATGAGACTTCGGTAAAAAGGTAGAACAAAATTAAAAGATATAGACTCAATGGAGATTCATACATGAATATACAGGATCTAGCAAAACAATTATCTGAATTTTTTGATGAATTGAAAACTATAGCTGATGAAGCTGTAGGTGGTTTTGCTATTGATTCCCCAACTCCTCCAATCATGAGAAATAGAGATGATGACGAAAACGACGAAAATCCAAAACCTCTTGAAGAAAGGGGTGGAAAATTCGGTAGAGTTATGATAGATTTTGATAAGACTATATATTCAGCTAAGTCTGGTTGGAATGATGGTAAGTTGGATGATGATCCATTTCCAGCTGCTAAAAAATCTATAGAATATTTGAAGAGTAAAGGGTATGAAATTGTCATTTTCACAACTAGAGCTAGTCAGGAAAATGCTGATACATTTGCATACGATCTCGAAGACGAGATTCAAAATATAAAAAATTATTTGATCAACTATGGAATATATTTTGATCGTATAACAGGAGAAAAAATTATTGCCGATTTTTATATTGATGATAAAGTTGTTCTTATAAAAAATGGTGATTGGGGTGATGTAATTTCTCAGATTAAAAAACGGGAGAAGAGTTTATAAATAAAACGGAGGACATCAAGATGGCTTTAAAAAATTCGTTCGCAAAGGTCCCAGGCAATAGGTTATCCAGAAACTTTGGTGGTACACTTACTGGTGTGGCCGATCCATATCTAACAGGTTATCATTTCATTTACATGGCTGCACTTCCAGTTGGTTTGAAATCATACACTGGTTTTGACAACATATTAGACCTAGGAAATTATATGGCTGGTGCCTGTCTTTCAGTAACACCTCCAGGTGGAACACTCAACAAAATTGAATACACTGGGTTGGGTGGTATCAAATGGGCAGTCCCTGGAAACATTGACTATGGAAACTCTGTGTCAGTTAAGTTTTTAGAATTCAATGGAACACCAACAACTAACATTATGCATGGTTGGGTAAAAATGATTCGAGACTACAGAACCGGTGTGTCTAATCTACAAGATACAGATTCGTTATCTGGATATACCAAATCAACATATGCTGCTATTATGTATTATTGGACCACAGCTCCAGATGGAAAACAGGTTGAATATTATGCTGCTTATGATGGTGTTTTTCCAACTAAAGATCCACAAGATCTTTTTACCAGTGATGTAGAAACTGTCGGGCGTCTAGACATTGAAGTTGAATTCAATGTAGATTATATTTGGCATGAAAACTGGGTTAAAACAAAATGTCAATCATTATCTGATAGTGTTTATGCTGCTAAAGCAAGTATTGAAAATTATGGTAACCGCATTAGTGCTGGAACCTAAAATCGTATTTAGAATAATTAATAAATAGAGAACGGAAAGGAGACATAACCATGTTTACAGGATTTCAACAGAAATTTCCAGAGTATGAGGTCATAACGCCACATACCAACAAGTCTTTTAGACTTAAATCAATGTCAGTTCAGGAGGAAGAGAGGCTCAAAGGAAGTCTTCTTTCTCCTTCTGTTGTGACAGATCATTTAAATCGTTGTATTTTTGATTGTGTTACAGTCCCACCAAATGATGTTAAATCTTTTGAAGACTTTTTGACGAAGCTGACATTGAAGGATAGGGATGCATTATTATATGGATTGTATCATATCACTTATGAAGAAGTTCGTAATTATGATGTATCGTGTGGCTCATGTGGAAAAACTCATGCGATCACGATAAAAGCATCATCAACATTTTCAATGAATTCATATCCAGAAGATCAAAATATTCTAGACGCCAAGTTTCAGATACAGCTACCTGTTATGGATAGTGTTAGTGTATCCATTAGACAGCCGACTTTAAAAGATGAACAAGAAGCAATGAAGCTGGCTGGTAATAATTCTAAAGTACTTGATCTTATGACTGAAACTTTAATCATTGAGAATTTTACGGAAAATGTTAAAGGCCAGGATTCAGTAGTTTATTCAACACGAGAAGATATTGTGGATGCTTACAGAGCATTACCCCCAAACGATAAGAGGGCAATATTCAAAGAGTATAAAGATAAATTGGGCAGCTACGGGATTGAGTTGAAGATGAGAGTGACTTGTCCTATGTGTGGTGAAGAGGAGGAACTAGACCTTGATTTGGTCGATAACTTTTTTCGTATGGTACACACACTCGAATAGTGAAAATGATATTGAATCCTTCAAAAAGAATTGGGAAGATGAAGTTTTCGCTGCAATTGAATTATTAAAGCAACCATATGATAGTGTTATGAATATGCCTGTTCTTAAATTAAAGAATATGCTCAAATGGAAAAACAAGCTAGAAGAGGATAAAGAAAAATTGATCAAGGAGTTGAAAAATGGCTAATCTTTTAGAACGTTTTATTAAATCGGCAGTAGGAACGGATGTACAGCCTCACGATTTCATTCCGAGAATTTCTTCTATTGGGGATTTTAAAAGAATACGAAATATAGATGTCATATTAAACTCCTGGAATAATATTTTACTAACACCGTTGGGGTCATATATCTATGATCCCAATTTTGGTAGTAATTTATATAAACTCATTTTTGAGCCAGCTGATGATGGAACAGTGGAAGCTATTAAAACAGAAGTTCAAACTAGAATTGAAAACTATGATGCTAGAGCTGAAATATTGAATATATTTATAACACTATTGCCAGATAAAAAAGGTTTTAATGTTAATCTTGAGTGTGGTTTCAAAGGTGAGCGTGGTGAAATTTCTATTAAATTTGATGATTCAACAGTACCAATAGAGGAACAACAAATATAATGGCACAAAAATTTAGTAACATATATACATACATCAACGAATATCAACGTATGGTGTATGATAAGTATGCTGAGAATGTTGTTTCCTTTTTATCAACTTATTATCATATAGATGGCCCTGAAACAATTTGGGAAGATGAAAATGTTTTTGCTGGGTCATATGATCGAGTTGGTGAATTCAGTGGAGTTAGATGGAATAAAATATTGTTGCTCCCAATTTATTATTCAGAAGAAATTACTACATCTTTTGATGCTCAGGATATTGGTTATGTAAAAGAAGGTGAAACATCATTTGTAATACCGAGTTCTTATGGCATTACACCATTGCCAAATGACAAAATCAAATTTGAGCAAAATTTTCTAAGGCCAACTAATGATGTCTATCCAGTTTATAATGTTTCTGGTGTTGAGAAATCGGTTAATACTGATTTTACTTTTTGGAGGGTTAGAGTAAAGGTTGAACAGAGTGTTACTGAAACCCAACTTGAAGAACAAGTTCAAGATACATATGTTTTCTTTGATTATGATAAAAATATTCACACCATTCCTAATTCAACATTTTTGACAAGGCTTTTACTTAAGAATGAAATTATAAGAGAAAGATTAAAAAACACATTCTATGATAAAAATAGTGGTTTCTATTTTGTCTAAGGAGATTGGAGATTAGATATGGCGACAACGACAACAACATCTGAAGCAGTATATAAAAGTAGGGATCAAATAAGATCTCAGATTATAACGTTCCTTCAAACCTATTTGGAACTTGAGAATGTTGATCTGACAAAATCATCTTTTTTATCATTCATGGTGGAAATTCTATCTACTATCACATCCAATGTTTTATTTTATCAAATTTCAACGTATAAAGAATTTTTTCTCACAAAAGCTCAACTTCCATCTTCTATATATAATTTAGCTGCATATCTAGGTTATAGTGCAGAAACAGCTACATCATCTTCTCTAAATGTTTTATTTGCTGTTCCTTTAACTTTTGAAGATAATGTTGCTACCTTTTCAATTCCAGAAGGATTTGAAGTTAAAGGAACTGATGATATTATTTTTAGTTCGTATTGGTCAACAGAAGTCACCGTCACAAACAACGCTTCCGTAACAGCGGTTTTAACTGAAGGCACAAAAGTCTTTAATATGCCTGTAACAATATCTGAACAAGTTGCTTATTTTGTATTGCCGTTTAGTCAATATAAAGAAGACGAACAAGAATTTCAAATTAATGAGGACTTACAGGTATATCAATTTATTACCTTGGACGTACTTATAGATGGAAAAATTAGTGATGTTGTTGTTGAAGTGCAGGAACTTGAACAAGCTGGATATACTGAATACACAGAAATTGCAAGTTTGTTTTTGATGGAAGCCACAACAAAAGGCTATGTTGTCAGGAGAACGGATGATGGTTTTACACTTCAATTTGGAAATGGACTGATTGGTTATCAACCACCTGGAGGTTCAAAAGTTAGAGTAACAACTCAAATTACAGATGGTGAGAATGGAAATGTTGTTATTGGAACGGTTACACAAGGACAAAGAATTTACAGCACAACAGTAGCTGGATTAACTCAAATTGTTAATTACTCAATAACAAATACTGAAGCGGCTATAGGTGGTGATGACGAAGAATCTTTAGATGAAATTAGAAGAAATGCAATAACAAACTTGACAGCTCTGGAACGTTTGGTTTCTGAAAATGATTATATTAATGCTAATGTTATTATTGATGATTCACCTTTAAATCAGAACTCTCTCCCAGTTCTCAAAAGATCGGATATAAAAGTTAATGAAATATCATTATTTACCACATTGAATTTTAATAGTGAAATTGTTCCATCAAGAAATCTATATCATACTTTCACAAACACATACGTTCCCAAACACACAGTCATATCCCATAATGGTGTCAATTATCTCACTATTTTTGATATGCAAATTGAAGTTCTAAATACCATCGCAACATATTTTTATATTGCAACTGAAATTGAACAGATTCCAGTTCTTGTCACCAGCTACGGAGATCCATACAACATCACAGCTACAAAATTAGATGTAAAACAAGTTGGTTCTGGCGCTGAATTTACACTATCATATACATCTAGTGAAACTGATTCTGAAACAACATCATGCGAAATAGAAATATTGGAAACTGGTCAAGATTATGATATGATCAATGATGCTACAGCAAGCCAATTCACTTTCTCTTTTCCAGATTATACCGTTTTGCCTTCTAATGAAAATACCTATTATTTTACAATCAGTCACCCAAGTGACGGTTTAATCGGTCAGTATCAAACAACATTTACATTTAGAAAAGATCTATCTGATTTTTCAACATCAAATGTCGTGTCAGATTCAACTGGATATATTGTGTATGATATTCCTGTGGTAGAAAAAGACTACTACGATTCAATAGATCAAGTTTCATTTGAAACTACCGTTATGCAAAAATTGATCACTGAAGTAACATTCAAAGATTATAAAATGTTAACCGACTTTGTTAATTTCAAGTTAGCCAATACAACTGGTGAACTGGAGAACATGCAGTTAAACGATGTTAGTATCCTCCCTGTCATAGATATTCTATCTGTCCCGCCTATATCTGGTAGTAGCGGTGATAGATATATTGTTCTGAATGGTAAGGGTTCATTTGCCGGTCAAGATAATAACATTGCTGTATTAGCTGATGCAACAGCACTCACATTCACATTTATAACACCAAAATCAGACAATATGGTTTTCGTTACGAATAAGAATCGTAAATATATTTTCTCAGTTTTTGGTTGGGTCGATCCAAGTTATGATATACCATTAATTCTTGAAATAGATGTTTTTAAATCATCCACTTATTCAGCAACAAATGGTAATCTAAGAGATTCCGTGGTAACAGCGATATCAACAGAATTTACAAGTAGGTTCGGTATTAACAAAAATATATATCGCTCGGAAATTATAGATGTCGTTCAAGGGCTTGAAGGTGTTGATCATGTTGTTTTGAGACAGCCTCAGTCAAGTATATTCTTTAACTTTGATATAAATGATTTCACTCAAGAAACTCTACTTCGTTATGGGCCTGAGTATGTATATTTTGATGAAGATAATATGATCATAAGGGTGTTCTCATAATGGAGATATTAGATAAAAAAATAAAATTTAATCCACAGAGAGTGTATAGATTAATAGCAAAAGAGGTTGGTGTACATCTTAATGCTTTGAGTGAGCCATGTGCTGAAATTCACACCAAACTATTTCAATTTAAGCTCTACAGAGAACTTGGTGTAGATGAAAAATTTGTACGCAATGCAGCAAAACAAAATGCTAATGAAGCAGGAACAAAAGGTAAAGGTTCAACTTATAGAGTTCCATTTACATTTATTTTAGGTTATCTATATTATCGATTTGCAAAAGCCAATAAAGAAAAAATGGCAGAAGACATATTAATTTATTTTATGATAAAAGCTTATGGAGGTAGTTATCACAAATTCCTTCCAAATTTTTGCAATCCAGATGTTTTTCGATACACAATGGAGAATGTTGTAAAGGTCCATCTATTTCTTAAACATAAAACAATTGCTAGCGCTTTGGTATTTTTGACTAAACATATTCATAAAAAATTTTATACCAAAATAAAAAATAGTGAGTGGAATCCTGAATTGATGATTCGCTTTATGCACGATGGTAAAGATCGAGTTAATCAAAGTACGAGATCTTTTATGAACGCGTACCATAGAAATATTGTTGATGGGAAATCAATAGGATCAGAGAAAGAAGCTCCATCAGACGATGATAAAAATATGTTTCAAACAACAACTGCTGACACCGGAAAGACAGCAGCGATAGAAAGATTTTTGAAAAGTATGTATGTTTATAAAAACTATGATAGAAAAGCAATAGAAGAAGCCAAGACGATCAGTCGTGTAAAAAATAATTTAGCCGAAGGTATCATAACTATAATTCATAACAAGTCGTCGCAAGACAATGTAAAAATTATTTTAACCAGTTTTTTAAAAGAAATACTTGATACCTCAAGCTTATGTGGACCTAACTTCTTTAAGATAGTTAAAAAGTTTATGATGGTTAGGAATTATAAAGATTCATTTTTATTTAGGAATTTGATTGTAGTATTCACGAATTCTATGTTTGAATCGATATATTCTACTTCTGGTAAAACTTCTCAAAGAGACAAAATTTCCCTTGAGTTATTTGTGGCTTTATACATTACAATAAGTTTTAGAAATCTATTCTGTTAAAAACTAATTTTCACTCCAGTAGGAATCAAGCCGATAAGATTATCAGCAATTTCTTTAATATCCTTAGAAACTCTTGCTTTAATAGTTTCACCCACCTCTGTTAAATCTAACTGTGTTTTAGATTGTGTTGTCGCCAATGTGCCGCGTCTAGCTGATAAGTTTTGTTGATAATCTTTTATCTGTGAATTTGTTAAACCACCAGCATTAGCACCAATATTTTTAGTTTTTTGTATAGTAGCTGGGCTTTGATCCGTTTCATTATTAACTTTACTAAAATCCGTTATCCCCACCACACCAAATTTTTCATCAGCCATAGCATTTAAATAACCTTTAAGTGTTGGTCTTTGTCGAGATGCTGAAGATGCTGATAAAATACTATTAAATACACTACCAAAATCAATCCTAACATCTACAACACCCATTCTTTGCTTCCAAGAAATTTGCTGTTGATCACCACCCTTTACAACAGTTACACTTGCTATATACCCAGGATCAAGATTATATATTCCTGGAGACCAGAATTGGTGAATAAATGGCCACGAATATGCTCCCTCACCAACTGATTGTGGTAATCCTAATAATAGAAGAGCGGCTATAGGACCAATTATATATTTGGCTGTTGCTCTTTCGCTATTCGGGTTTGGGTTGTATAATCGTATTGTCATTGTGTATGATGGTGTGTAGGTACTATTTTTCCATAGCATTGGAAAATCGATTCTTCCACCGGCTGCTAAAACATTAGCATTATTAACAATCCGGTTGAGAGTCGGGCCTCCATATTCTTGTGCCATACTTCCTAACATATCAAGACCACCTTTAACAGCTTTGGCTCCCGTTCCAACGACTCCTCCTCCTTTTGCCATTTGGTCTATGGTGTCAGTTAGAGATCGACCACCCAGCATCTGGGTTATTCCATGCAGACCCTCACCACCAACATTGGTCATTTTCTGAAGGAAGTTTTCTCCATATTCATTTGTAAAAGTATCTGTTGGAAATGAATCGGCTAAATAAGCACATGATAAAAAACCAGTAACGTTCGGCTTCGGTTGTTTTAAGGAAAATCCGAGTTTTCTCAAAAGTGTAACATAATCACTTCTCGAATCCAAACGATCTAATTGAGGGCTTGCATACTGATCTTCGAAGGAAGAGTTTCGAAATGCTGGTTCTCTTCTCATTAAATCAAGACCCAATGTAAAGTTTGGTATTCCAGGTTGTATATGCACTAATGGCATTGAATTTTTTATTACGGTATCTATCCTTGTTCCATAATCTTTATCGGTAGCCCCTTGCGGTGGATAACCTATGATAAAATTAATTTCTTCATCGAAGTATGCACTTCTATATGCTCTTCGTGGATCTGTTCCTTTTCCTCCTGTTCCCATTTTTACTCCTCCTTAAAACATTGCATGACCGAACATAACATCTGTCATTGCTTGATCTGAAATAAATGGATTATTATTACCACCACCACCACCATTACTTACATTACTAACGGCATTGGATATGGTGGTGGACGTATATGCAGCTGATGAATTAACTGCATTTCCAACCTTCTCACCAGCCTCTCCAACCTTCTCACTTAAAGTTGCACCCAATTTCTTGAGCTCTTCTGCTGTGTAGACACCGGTTGCAAAAAGTCTATCTGCATTTCTTCTAATCCACGATTTTCTTTCTGGGGATATATTTTCAAGTATTTCTTTAGCATATCCAGAACTACCATGACGTTTCGGTCCAATTAGCCTGAGATCATCTCCCCCAGGACGTTTCGGTCCAATTAGCTTGAGATCTTCATCTCCTCCAGAAAGCCAATTTTTGAGTGATACCCATAATGATGTTGCCACTTCTTTGGCATCACCAGCTGTTGTTACTGCCTTATCCCTTAATTCTCCTACTTTTTCTTTGGTTAGCATACTATCTTTAAATGATTGTCCATATTCAATAGCTTGTTTCAGTGTCCTGTTCATATATTTGGCTGCGGGTCCACCATATTTCTCTGATAATTCTTGAGCTTTTTCGGCTGTTATTGTTGCGACAACACCAGCTGTTGTAACTGCCTTATCTTTTACTGTTTTTCCATATTCAATAGCTTGTTTCAGGGTCTTGTTCATATATTTGGCTGCGGGTCCACCATATTTCTCTGATAATTCTTGAGCTTTTTCGGCTGTTATTGTTGCAGTGGCTTTCACCTCGGCTACAAAAGACGATCCATATTTTTTGGCTATTTCCTTGGCCTGATCAAGTGTCTTTCCTAAATATTCAGATGGTTTCCCACCATTTTTTGAAGCCCATTTGTGAGCATCAGTTATACTAAACCCTTTTGCTTTTTCTTCTGCTTTCTGTTTTTCAGTGAACTCTTTATGTTTTTCAGCTTTATCTAAAATATCTAAGTCTCTAACAGATTTATCTTTACCATATTTTTTTCTAAGTTGTTTTATTCTCTCTACTCTAGAATCTGCATCCTCATCACCAATTCTTTTCTTACTTGTTAACCATGAGAGAAACATTGCTTCAATCGCTCTACCAGTTTTACGAACATCCTCAGCATTCCAATTATCAGGTCTCCACCCCTCCTGTTTTAATTGAAATTGTGTACCAAATTTCTTAAAATGTTGTATTCGGAGATCGGCTATTTCGTCAGCGGTGTAATCCCCATATAAAAGTATATTCTCTGCCATATATTCATATCTTCCACCTATAAAAGCCGCAGAATATTGCTGCATAAATTTCGGTAAGTCACCCTGATTGAATCCTTTTTTCATACCCGATTGCATTGCCAATTTGCTTGTTGCTCCTACATCCCCTTTTCTCCTCGCTCCTATATCTGCACCCGTTACATTCGATTCTTCGCCTATTTCACGAGCCCTATTCAATTGCTTATCTACCCAGCCCTGGAGTTTTGGAGTAATGTTCGCGTGGAACCATTTTACTATCATAGTTCCAACTGTTGCAAGAGCACCGGCTAAAAGAACATAAGGATTGGATAAGAAACTCAAAACACCACTTAATAAGCTCATTACCCCAGAACCAATTGCACCAAAGAATTTCCATATACTTCGTCTCTTTTCTCTTTTATCATGTTTTTGCAAATATTTTGCTGACTTAGCTGTATGTCCAATCATTATTTTATCATATTTATCTTTCTTCTTTTTTTCTTTTTTGGTTTGCACCGCAATTTGTTTCGTATCTTTCTTCTTTTTTGCCTCTTCTACTTTTCGTCTTTTTTCCGCTCCACAAATATAAACACCAATACAGGCTGGTTTTCCTTGGCCCCCACCCTCATCCTCACCACCAGTCCCTGTGAGACCTCCAAACAGTCTTTTATTTTCTTTCGCTCCAGGCATAGCGCCTTGGATCATATCCTTTAATTTTCCTGGTGCAGTAAAATAGTCATCAAGGAAACCAAGCATAGATTGAGCACCACCTATCGCACCTTCGGCTATTTGACTTGCATCAGATCCTTCTATGAATAATGATTTACTGAAGCTTTTGGCACCTTGAGTCGCTTTTTTGCCAAGCCATCTTAAAGCTGACATGGTACCACCAGCAAGACTCCAGGAACCTCCTAACTTAGATGGGTCCATCATTGGATATCTTTTACCGGTTATGTGTGAAGATAAATCTCTTATTGCCATAGCAGTTGCTTTTGTATAAATCATTATGGCATCTAATCGAGGCATGGTCTGAACAAATATAGCACCCAAGTTTTGATTGATTGCTGTAAATGGATTTTTTGATCTTGATAGATGTTTCTTATAACCACCACGAGGTCTCCAGAAGAAATACATGGCTTTCCACGCACCACCTATGGATGCAGATATGGCTTTGAATGTGGTCCTGGCACTTCTGTAATATGGATGCTCCATTAAAAATTTACCATACCATACGCTAAATTTACTAAACTGAGCACCTACAGCACCCTGGATTGCGGATAATGCTAGTAGTGTTTTCTCTTCTGTAGTTTTACCATATTTATCATATGCATCTCTATTGGTAATCTTCAAAGCATCAATGGTGTCTTCTTTGCTAGCGGCTCTTGCTTCTCGTGCTTTAGTTGCCGCTTGAGATGGTGTCAACATTTCTTGAGGGCCATCATCACCACCAAAATCATCAGGCATTGATCCACCTTTCGATTTTCTTTTAAACATATTAGAAATGCTATCTTTCATCTTATCAGTAGTTTGCTTAAATATACCAGTCGACATAAATTTAGAGGCAAAATAACCAAATATTGGTGTTGCTGATGCCAATGATGAGGCGACCATATTTTGACGATTAACTTTAAAATCTTCTGATATCGCATCGCCGTATTGTTTGATGGCATCTCGAGCTGCTTTAGCCGTTCCGAATGTCGCGGCGCTAACACCCTTTTCCAGAGAATCTATGGTTTTTTTGAGACTTCCCAAAACTGAATTCATAGAACTGGAAACAGCTTCGACATCACCACCAGCAGCTATACGTCTCTCAGTTTCTTTCATTTGCTGACTAGTCTTTTTTCCCATTGCTGTAACGGCTTTACTTACGTTACTAACTTGGGATATTCGGACTTGTTGACTATCAGCTTTCTGTGTGAGACTCCCTTTATCCTTTCCTGAATTTTTACGCTTAAGTGGTGGTGTTATCATATTTGGCATTTTTTATTCCTCTATTTTATATTTGATAAAACCTTACTTACTCTTTGATCGACTGGTGATAACTCAACCATAACAGAAGCAACTTCTGATAATGCCCAGATTTCTTGTGAGGGGGAAGTGTAACTATTTCTTTCCCCAAATGTTTTCATATAAGCAGTATTTAATGGACCGAATATATGATAGAATCTAGAATAATATCTCATTAAAAGATTCGGATTTGTTGGAAACGCTTTTGAAATCATAAATACATCTGAAAAAATATTGTTATATTCATCTTCATCTAAATTTGATTTTGATCGGGTTGCATCCTGTAAATTTTTCATATAAGCATTATGAAGACTCTGAGAGTACTTACCTTCCATATCATATAAAGCTTTCAGAATTTTATTCACTTTAATATTTTGACATTCAAATATATCTGAAAAATATCCACCATAATATTTCTTAAATGTTAGTTCCATAATCTTAAAGAAACCCTTCATATTATCCGAAGCTGATAAATGCATACATTCATGTAATGTGGTTTTAACCAATTCTTTGTTTGACGAAAGTCCAAGCCATGATGAGTTATTATCAATAAAAACAATCACTTTGTTTAAAGTAGGATTGAATAATCCTTGTACGTTCTTGGTCCAGTCTTTGGTTAGAAATTTCTTTATGAGAAAACCACCGATATTTTTGTTCATTATGACAGGCACAATCTTATTTTGTTTGACCAATCGTTGTATATTTTTTGCGTGGTATTTACCCCATGGTGTGGTTAGAACCGCTTCGAAAAACTTTAACTTTAATTTATCTGATGAATATAATTTATATCCAAAAAAATCATAATCAAGCGGCTCCATATTAATGGGTAACGCCCACAATTCTTGTAAAGTTATATTTTCTTCCATTTTATCCTCGATCCAATATATCAAGTAAATTATAATATACTTCTGAATTTTCACCCGATCCAATCTGTCCTTTTAATTGCTTTAAAATAATTGCATTGTAATCCTGTAGATTTGCTCCAGTCTGCCTATTAGATGACATTGAACTTCCACCCGTATTCATATCCAACACATCCAATAGATCTTGCATCATTTCCGTAGAACCAGTTCCAATTAATAGTGGTGGATCATATTTTCTAACGTAGTAGCAGAGAGCAGCTGAGAATGCAAGATCGTCATGACAACCGCTATCAGCTTCTATCCTTCCATTTGTTTTGCTAACCAGTGATGTCAACTCCAATGCAAGCCTTTCTGATTTAACTGTTTCTGGAAATTGTGTCACATATGAATATAGAGCATCTATCATAAGTGGTCTCGATTTCGCTGTGGTTGATAAACCTGGAACCTGTGTGTCCACACCCCTTTTTTCCTTATACATCCTTGTTGAATAGTTGCTATTGTTAACGTGCTCGATTACTTGGTTTCCGTAAGAGTTGGATTCTATAACAATGGTTCCATCATATAGTGAAGCCGCAGCTTTCACAACTTCGATGAATTCCATTACTTTGAGTTTTCCTCTATACTCCCAAACCTGATCCATGGTTTCATATTCCCATATGGTTATTGCCGATTTATCCTCACCATGTTCTGGTGCTGTATCTACTCCCATTATATAATGAACACCTGGAAGTGGTTTTTGGAAACACCAAGCTTCCCCATTAAATAGTTTCAGTTTCTCAAGTGGTTTCTGAACGCTCTCTTGAACTGCTTCGAGAGTTTCAGATTCAAAGAATGCACCCTCAGCTGGCAAGAATTTTAATTCAAGTTCCTGTGCTATCTTTTTCTTATCATTATCGAAAAACTCACATTGTGTTTTATACCAATCTGGATCATTGGCCAGTTCATCAATCATTTTCCAGTGGACAACAAATGGTATGAACATACCCTCACCAGAAATTGATCTCATATATCTCTTGAAGAACCATTGTCCTGGACCCACTGTTTTATTAGGAGTTGAGACTATAACGGTTCCATAAGGAACGCCATTTTTCTTTGCCAACATTTGGTTCGTTGAAAGAGCGGGAACGATACTAGTCCAAGCGTCATCCAGATGATTGATAAAAGCGGCCTCATCAACAATCAGAAATGTAATGGCCTTACCACGAAGAGTTTTATTTGGTGCATTTGGATTTACGGTTGCTACATATACTTTGCTTCCATTCGTCAAAATAAATGAACGCTCAGTCTTTTTTGAAAAGCCTCTGCCTAACGCTCCTTTCGGTGGCTTTAAAAAGTTAGGCAATTTTTCAACCATTCCTCTGATAAATCTTGCAAAGTCTGTTGCTTCTGCTCCATCTTTTGAAATGATACCGACGACAACATTATCATGGAAATTAACTAACCATGCTGTGTAAGCCTGAACTATTGTTGAAAAGCCTGTCTGCCGACTCTTCAAAATCAAAGCATGTCTTTTTCGTTCGATGAGATCAATTAATTCAAGCTGTTTATTATACGGTGTCATTAGACGGTCTTCACCAGGAAGCTCAAGAAGAATATAACGTTGAACAAAATATTCAAAACTTTTTTTACATTTTAAATATTCCATTACATGTTTTTTCGCAGAATACTTGAGATGGTTTGGTCGTTCATCCTCTATTTTCTTATTGATCAACGTATCACGTTTCTTAATGTCAAATGTTTTTTTATCTACAAGCATATCCATATATATATATATCTCCTGAACTTTATATAAATTTGTTCTACTTAATTCTATTTGTCCTTATAAGATGAAGTGAGACTCCACACTCCCAATCCCTTGATGCTCGAATAAAATGAACCAGAGAATATTTCATAACATAGTTTCCAGTTAAATCTCTGATATCAATTATATTTGATCTAAAGATAACTCCATTTCCTACATCAATTAGATTCTTTAATAGTAGCCATTTCTCAAGTTCGATTTTGAGAATGGACATGTGTGCAAAATGTTTTGTATGATTAGCGCGAATAAAAGTTTCTGAGTCATCATAACCAGTATGATCTTTGAAAAATGATATTCTTTTTTCCTGACTATTTTTACTGAAAAACATTTCATTTTTTCTTTTTATTTCACCGGTTGTTATTCCATATCTCTCTGCAAATGTCGCTGTGTCGATAGATATTGTTTTAAAAAGTCGGTCTCTGGGTTTAACAACATGTTTCATAGTTGTACCGTATTGAGAAAATGCCGTATTCCCAGTATATTCCGTTGCAATTGGATTATATGTGTAGTAGTTTTTTCCATCAAATTTATATAATAAATCTTCTTGTTTAGCATTTGTGGATAATTGTGTTATAATTGTGTTAGCAAATCTATGACTTGTCGATAGATTTTTTATATAAACATTTGTTGGAATCTCGGATAATATAGCACTATTCGATCTTCTATGAATTTTAATTGACGATGATGTTATTGATGCTAATCCATTAAAAAAACCAAAGGTTCTATTTAAATATTTTAAAGCTTTAAAGAGTGGTGATGGTGGAACAATAATTTGATCGATTTTTTCAGTATTTTCATTTATACCATCCATCAAAAGTTGAGCACCAGTTTGTGAAACCAAATCTGTAACGATTTCTCTGAGGGTGGAGTTAAGATAAACACCATTCACAAAAGCTGTCATGGTCTTATAGGCTTCGAGTGGAACACACCTAATACGAATTGATGATCTGATTTTATCTGGAAGTTGTGGGTTGGTGTCTTTCATCAATAAATCATATTTAGACCCAAGTGCCATTAGATTCGCTTCAATTAATTCATGTGGTATATTTTCAGATGTACCATATACTTTTATCTTTAATTGAATTGGTTCCTGTCCGTAAATTCTTTCTAAGATCATATCATCTGGATCAAGAAAGAAATCCAAAACATATGTTCTATATGGTAATTCAACTGAGGATAACATGTTCATCTGTATAAGATCATTGGTTAAATCGAATTTTCCAACCTTACAGGATAGCTCATAATTCCTAGATGGACTCCAATAGGTTGATTTGTTTTCTGTTCCAGCCATATTATTATCGCACTCCTCATATTATTTATATTTTGTTCCCAAAAAAAAGAAGATTGAGGGTGGGCTACCACCCCCCATCTATCTTCATCCTACTGAGTTGGTTCGCGTTGTTGAGTTTCTAACATATCACTCATCTGTTGTGGAAGTATGATTACACTCTCAGCAATATTCTCAAGTAACTTCTTAAGGTTAAGATTCGATTGCAAGCAGGAATATCTAGCTATGGCTAAAAAGAATTGCCAATTTGTTAAAGTTCCATTATTTCTAACCTCATCAAGAAATTCTTGTAGTGCATTTCTTTTCTTTTCTGTGAGCTTATCTATACCTTCCAACACTGCATAGATATTATCTTCATTGAGTTCGATGGCCATATTGATGTCAATTAATTCAACAATATTATTTTCGAATGCCTGGATATAATTTCCAATCCCATATCTTAGTGTGGTTGATGAATACTGTGAATGAACCATTCTCATTGTACCCAAGTTGAATCCCACCATTCTTCGGAGGCCTTCCCCCCGAATGCTTAAACCAAATGAAACTGTTGCAGCTCTAGAGCCATCGTAGCTATTCCCAACTACTAAAGTTGGGTGCACGTTTCCAGATTCATGGGGATGTGATCTGTTCATAATTGTTATATAATTTCTTAATATACACATATCTGATGATAGGTGCATTGTTTCCTCATATAATATATCACCCTCAACATTTTCTGATAAACTCATTAAACTTTCTTTTACTTTTTCAGTTACAACATCATGACCCTGAAATCTATATACATGACTTATACATCGACAGTATCTGAAATGATGTTGATCTGGTAGCTTTGTAAATATGGCGATGTGTGGGGCTGTGAATTCATCCGTTTCATGTTGAAAGATATCATCTACCTCGTCCAATTCAGCTAAGTTTTCTAAACTACAGCTAAGATCGTGTGTAGGAGCGGATTGCGTAACCAACGTTCTATAAACAACCTGACCAAAACGATCAGTATAAGAATAGAGCCCGTGATTAGCATGGGTGCAATCGAGCCCCATTTCCGCTGCTTTCTCCTCAAATTGTGATTGCAACATATTTCCTCCTACGAAAGAGTTTCCAATACAATTGATTGAATAAATGAATGTAGATAAAAATCGTAATAGAAATTCTTATCAATTTCATCATCAATCATATAATATAGAGTGTTTCTTTTTATTTTAATTTGTCCGAACGATTTAAAAATTATTTCAACTTCTTCTTCATTATCAGTTGGGATTGCAAATATATTTATATCCTTTTCATTTGAAAAATCCGATTTTAATTTCTGGAGATTGTCTAAGACCCTGGTTTTATTTTCTATATCTACAATTCTAATCAATCTTTTATAATACGTTTCAATTCCTTTGTAGAGGTTTGGAACTCCTTTGATCTTTACTTTCTTTTTAAGATTGTCAAATGCTATATATTTATTCCTATCTATTGAAATTAAAACAATATCGTAACGATTTTGCATGGCAATTGGTAGAATACTTTTATTAGTCTCCAATAATCGTTTTTTGGTTATTAAACCATCGTACTGTCTGATTATAATATCTTCTTCCAGCAATTCATTAAATTCAATATAATCATCGATGATTTGTTTAGTGGTTTCCCTTAATCTAGATTTGGTTGTTTCATCATCTCTCATTATTTTGCCTATTTGAATATTTCTTTTCAATTTATTGTGTCGATCTATATTCGACATATTATATCCAAATTTAGACAATAGATTATAATGACAGGCTTCTATATCATAAGAAAACACATCTCGAATAATCAATCGATCAGTATTAAGTTTCATATTCTACCCCATCCAAACATAATTTTTGAATAGCGTAATCGATCTCCAACTGATGTTGAACATCTTTAATTCCACCCTGTCTTGTTGTTAAACATTTGAGAAGTTCATGAAAATTTGAAAATTCGAATTTTTTGCTTTGGTGATATAGTATATGTAGTTTTTCCCTATCAAGCATATCATCCAAAATTCTTCTCTCAATAATATCGTGCAAATCATAACTTTTAAATCGGCATGTTACTCTCCCCCTCTTTATAATAAACTGACCTATAGGTATCATAAAATCTAATACATCTTTACAAATATTTACGATAAATGATTTCCTGATACGATAACCCTTCAAATATGTATTATCCCCGATGGAATACAAGATTTGATAACCATTGTTGTAGAGAAACATGTCAATGGGTTCAGCATCAATAACTGGAATTATATTAGCATTCTCTATTATTTGGAGGTGCCTTTTATCATAATCTTTATAACGTTTTCCAGAGTCATTTGGGACAGTAACGACGATAGATTCATTTGGGTCTACTCCGTTTATCATTATCTGAACCGGTCTGACGGAACTCACCCTATCAGAATATTTGGAAAACCAGCTTGCAAAAGTTATTATATTAAAACTGTGGTCTGTTTTTTCTAATATTAACTTCTCTTCTAAATCATCTGATACACATTCAGCCGCTTCTGGTATTTGTTGTTGTTTATTAATTAAATCTAGTTTACTTATATCATCAGCTCCTTCGGGGATAAACCTATCATAAATACGACGAAAATCATCTGGTTTTTCCATATGTAATGTTCCTCCTAAATATATGTAATTTCACTGAATCCACCTGGAACGCCTTTCCAATTGATAGCAATGGCATCTGACGTATGTATGGATTCTTCGTGTGTGCATTTCACGTACCAATCAACAACTCCTCTAAGTCTATCCAACTTGATTGATATACTTCTTATAGAGTCCTCAACAAATTGTGGGTGCTTCTCTGCTTCTATAGCAATCCACGCTTCATCGGGCCTTTGAATTATTGGATATGGTTTCGTTACAACCGCTTCATCCACTAAATCTATAAGATCTTCTAACCATATAAATCGTTTTCGATTTGTTTGCACTAGAACATCTGCAAACGCTCTCTGGTTATGTGGGTATCCTATACTTTGAGACGCACAGAGTTCAGCCGAACAAGGGCAGTATGCAGAATATTGAACTCTAACGTTTTCATAAAATTGAAAATATCCGTGAGAATAATCACTTCTAAAACTACACTTATAATACTGTGGGAATTCATTGTTTGTTATTGGAGATTTAACAACAACAGGAATTTTAAATTCGAATTTTATAGATACTTTTTGTGATTCGAGTTGTGTGCTAAGGTCTTTTAATATTTCTTCTATTGATATTCGTCTTAAAGCATAATTTAAATGTGGTCTCAATGTCCTAATAAATCTGGACATTGAGATTCCCCTTTCGTTTTCGTCCAATTCACAAATCATGGTTGTCATTGCAAGAACGGATACAACACCCCCATTCCTTAAATTTAACAGGAATGGGAGCTCCACATTTTGAACTCCCACTCTTGAAATTAAGATCGGAATTTCTGGTTTTGTTTTTTGAACGTCTGGTAATATATCCATTAGTTCCCCCGATGATCCACACCCAAGACTGTCAAATACGAATTCAATAAACGAACTGATTCAGGTATTGGATCGACTATTTCAGTTTGAATTATATTCTTTGGATCGATCAGACCTTTTATATAATTATTTTTGGTTTCAAAACAGTCTGATTTTAATGTCAGCATTTCGTGTAGATTTTTCATTGCATCGTGACCGATGAAACATGCCGTTTCCATTTCCCCACATCTCTGTCCACCTTTATTCCTTCTTCCACCAAGAGGCTGCATGGTTCGTTTTGCGTATGAGCCAATACCTCTAGCTGCCATCTTATCATCAGCTATATGTGTCATTCTGAAAAAGTACATAAACCCAACAGCAATCTCTCCCGATACAACTTGTCCTGAAGGTGGGTCAAAGACTCTATATTTAAATTGTGTCTCTGTATATTTTAGAGCTGATTTTAAATCCTCAACTTTAACGCTTTCAAACGGTGGTTGAATAACAGAAAATCCTTCGATGAAATCTTTATCTATCGTTTCTGGAAGCTGTTCTATAAATTGTTCAAGATACCATCCAGCTTCTGTTTTATCGATAATACGGATAAAATTGATAAAGTAGTTTCGAATATCGTTCATTGGAACTTCTTCTTCCAACATCTTCAAAGCGTTATTTTTTAGATTATTGACAGCCATCCCCAAATGCAATTCAAATAACTGGCCTATATTCATTCTAGATATAATACCTAAAGGATTCAGGCAAATATCTATATGTCGACCATCATCCAATTGGGGCATTTTATTTTCTGGCATAATGGTTGATACAACACCTTTATTACCATGACGGTTTCCAATTTTATCCCCAACTCTTATGGGTTTCATTTGGAGGCCGTGTAACTCTATTCGAATTCCATCAATCTTTTCTTTCTTAATTTTATATTTACCGATATCGTCAAACTGTAGATAATCCTTTACAAATTCACTGGAAACTTCCGGTGGTAATCTGTCCTCTACAATCTTTTTAAGCTTGTCCTGCTCAATTTTCTGTTTATCTAGAAACGATTCAAGCCACTCTCTAAATATTGGCATTTCCTCATTCCATTCATTTGCATATATATTTACATCAGTGATTAGAACCCTGTTTGGAGTTTCCAAAATCGTTGGCTCATAAAAACCAGCAAACGGATCTTCAATTGTTAGTTTCTGCATTTTTGCATATATATCTCCAGGTTCTAACATTGTATTTGGAGTAGGTAATGGTTCGTATGCATTATGACGACCAAGGCGATCCATAAGAACTCGATCAGGTTTCAATGTGAAAGATAGATCAATAGAATGAACTGATGTTAATGAACCATCATTGAATAGCTTATCTGAAATAACAATCCCATCCTCATAATTATATCCGTAGTGAATCATGATTCCAGTTAGAAGATTTTTACCAAAAACGATATCCCCATCCTGGCAATAATTGCTTTCCGCTAGAATATCTCCAGCTTTAAACTTTTCACCCACTTTGAAATATACAGACATTATATCGACGTTCTGAACATATATTCTTCTGTTGGAGATATCGAATATGTCTCCGCTCTCATCATCATATAATACAACCATATGTTTATCGTTGGCGTATAATACCTCACCGTTCTTTGGAGCTATCTTAATGAAATCTGAATATTTAGTATAAAGATGTTCGGAGCCAGATTGGATTAATGGCTTATCAAATTTCTTGAGCAAAATGGCCTGACGCATTTGAGCCGAAGCCATCTGTAATCTAGTTTGGTCGTCGTGTTCACAGAATGGGGTGAAAGCAACAGGTATAGAAATAGGCTGTTTTTCGCACACATCGTCCGTAAATCGCATGTTAGCATCCAATGGGACGTTAGGTATCAGATTTTGTAGAACACCGCAATTTTCCCTATCTGGCGTATCAACAGGACACATCCTACCGAACATTGATGGATAGATATCTCGTAAGTGGCGAGGTATGTTTTCTCTTTTAAAACCACCTGGACCAAGCAAGCTTATTCTACTCAATTTTGTCAATTTATCAATTGGATTTATACTGAAGTCAAATTGTACAATGTCTGAAACATTGCTTGCTGTGATTAACTGCTTGGTGTTTGTATTGAACTTTGGTTTTTTCGTTTCTCGATTACTCAAGCACATATCAAAAATTATTTTACACACATTGCTATAGATCACATATTCAAAACATCGAATCCTTTTATTTTGCAATCGTGTGTCATCCACTTCACCCCTCTTTAAAGCCACCATAATATCTTCTAATACAGATCCTGTTTCTAAGAATTCTCTTGTAAAGATATCGATTTTTGGGATAAGATCGAGAGAATAAATAATATCGTTTCCTTTTGGAATTGTATTATATTTCGTGTAACATCGTCCTAATTCTTGGATGAAATCGTCTTGTGTAAAACCAACTGATCCTTCAATATATGTTTTAAGATCAAATAATAATTTATCGTATACATTATCCCCTGGAACATTTTGTGTATTAATGGTTTCTAAATCAGTTTTTATCATTTCAGGAAGATCTTCAATACTATAGAAGGCCAATATAATTAAAGCCAGTGAAACCTTCTTTCCCAAATAACCACAAATGACATGTGGACAGTCCTTGGTTGGATATACCAATATCGTCCCAACATTGGTTCGCATTTTTAACGTTTCCCCCCGCATTACGATGGGAACGTCGAATAGTTGGAATAGTGGAACTTTCTTTCTTCCATTAATATACAGGTAGTTATTATCTATAAGTTTTGGCACATAAAGTTTTAGTTCGATTACAGATGAGCCCTTCGAAAACTTCATTTGAAGAATGGAGTATAAAGTCTTCGAGAGCTCTCCTTTTATATTTCTAGAGCCTTTGATTTCAACTTTATCAATCGAAAACCCTATTTCTCTGACAGGCTGGACTATTTCCTGTATTACAGGTAACATTCTTCCATGATCTTTTTTTCTCAACGTAAAGATGTTGTTGTCTTCATCCTTAATCTTATAAGCTGGGTTTACTATTTTCAAATTATTTCCTCCTCGATAAAATTAAACTTTGACTCCTCTTAATATTTTATCCATAACTCCAGAATAATTTCCAGAATTAATAATTCCATTCAATATACTCTTTCTAGGATTGGAGAAAGACATTGCCAACATCCAACTTTCTTGATCTGGAACAGATTGGATACTGTGGAATTTTGGTTGGTATTTATTTCTTTCTGAGTGCAATCTCCACTTTTGCATTCCAACCCACATCAATTGAGCTACAACACATTCATAATGAACATGATAAACATTTCTATCATAGACTTCAAATAAATCATGCACCAAATCCGTGCATTCTCTATCTTTAAATTTATGTAACATTGCCGATACCGTTGCCAAATCACCAATAATATCTTCTTGTTTCATATCTTTCTTATCTGCACCGTCTTTAATTATAGCTGCGCCAGACGTATGAAATGTTCGTAAAACAAGCTGTGTTGATTTTTCACCAAGTGTTTGTGCTGCAATGATACCAATATATGTGCTGTTCAGGGTTTTGTGGGAATCCCCATAACAGGTTTTACATACCCGTGGGTTACTGCAATATATTGGACTTCTTACTTTTACAGTTTTACCTACAATTTCATTATAATTATCTCTTGTGATGACATGTAATCCATCATCATGTTTCATATAACGATTTACAAGACATGATGCTTTTTTAGCACTTGTCACCTCAATTTCGAGTAAATCATTAGTTCCACAATCATCAATATCGTTTGAGAGTTGTAGGTTAGCACATGTAAATATTAATTTTCTTGATAAATATCCAGAGGTTCCGGTGTTCAAGGCTGTATCTAACAATCCCTTACGACATCCATATGTGGAGTCGAAGAATTCCTCTTCTGTCAACCCATCAGTCAAATTATTAACAATCGGTCTCTTATGAATCTCACCTTTAAAGTTTGATATATATCCACGAGACAAACATAACTGTCGTGCTTGATCCCAGGTACCACGAGCACCAGATTCGATTAGATATGCATAATTAAAATTATCTCTTAGAAATTGTATAACGTCTTCTGAACTAGATCTTCTCAGTGATTCATATATATCATCTGTCTCATAAATATGACGTTTAACTTCATCGGCTTCTGGTATTAAAAAGTCGTCCAACGACAACGTACAACCGGAAAGTGTGGAATAATAAAATCCCATTTTCTTAATATTATCAAGCAGTTCTACTAATTTGTCTGGATGTTTTTCTCGTACTATATCTAAGATATGTAGAAGTCTTTTTGAATTTATAGTACCTTTCACTTCTTCAAAGCCATCTGGTAAGATATCATTAAATGCTTTTACCCCATTGAATGTATCGGTATCGAATCTTCCAGCTGTCAGAAAATATACTCCAAGCACAATATCCTGGCTTGGTAGTGTTGTTAATTCCTCATTGGCAGGACTAATCAAATTTTTGGTTACGAACATTTTATCTTTAACTTCTTGTATGGCTTCTTCTGATAGTGGAATATACATAGCCATCTGATCACCATCAAAGTCTGCGTTAAACGGATGACAAATCAATGGGTGGATCTTTATAACTGAATCTTTAGAAACCTTTATGTTAAAACCTAACATACCCAAACGATGAAGTGAGGGTTGTCGGTTGAGTATACAAACTTTATCTTTTATGATTTCCTCACATACAGTCAATAAGCTTAAATGATTATACTTAATACACTTATTGATGTAATTCAATGCAGTTGGGAGTTTCTTAAATCTACCTAATCCTATTATTCTCTTTGCTATCTGCAACTTGTAAATTTCCAATATCATTTTATATGGAAGAACACATTCATCTAAAGATAAGGATGGTTCAGGTACGATAACTGCTCGACCAGAGAAATCAATTCTTTTCCCAAGAATATTCCCTCTTATTAATCCTTCTTTTTTAGCAAGTTTTTCTAATATCTTTTCGTGTAATTCTTTTACGTCTTTTTGTAAGTTTCGGAAAAAGGTGTAGTAGATGCTCTTATCCCGCATAACATCTAAATGTGCAGCTTGCATCACTTCCTTTTTTGTAAGAATTTGTATGTAATATCGATTGATTTTATCCATCAATTGTTTTGATCCACTTTGAGTTGATGGTCGTAAATCTGGTGGGAGAACAATGATTTCACGAATTAGAAAATTATCTATATTTTCAACTATCTTCCTCCAATTATCATCTTGCAAATCTTCGTACATCATTTCACTGAAGTTTTTCACAAGAATGTAAATCGCTTCTGCCCTCTCATACTTCGTTGCTGTTCTGGGAATTTTTTCATCATCATGAACAACAAACGTTTCATCACCTATTACATATAGGATACTCTTCTCATTTTTCATCAAATCGTCCAGAGGAGCTTTAATCTTCTTTCCTCCTAAAGATGCGATTAGATCATACATTAGTGGGTTAACTACTGGAATTGGCAGGACAATTTTTGCAAATCGTTTTCTCCGTTCATTACTGTTAACAATATCAACTCCACAGGCTTCGCACTCACCACCAGATTTGGATATTCCATAATACGTTCCGCATTGACACGTATAGTTTTTAAGTGGCCCAAAAATCTGTTCTGAGAAGAGACCTTTAGCATGGAAAAATCTCTTTTTAAATACTTTAACTGAACTAATTGGTGCAAGTTCTTCACAAAATTTATTATAATTTAAAATGTTTGGCATTAATTGACCTCCATTATTTTTCTAATACACAACAAGAATCTGGAACGCTGAAACAATCATCCTGATTATACCTCAAAATACAACATATCAGTAGTGCTATAAGTCCTTTACTTATTGGCTTCCCCTCAAATTTTCCTAAACATAGACAGCTATTTCTAGGATCTTTATGTGGATGCCGTTGGTCATTTCCAAGATATAACATTTCAAGAGTACCTTCAATGCTAGAAATTATTTGGAAATTAGTTATCAAATATTCATCATTCAATTTAACAGGATATAAATTTCCTTTTGAAAGTAAGAATATTGGTTTAAGCGAACATTTGAATTTATATTTTATTTTACGGGTAGATCTAACTACCCAAGATCGATCAAACTTTACCCACCCTTCTTCGGATATTATATCAATGCCATCTAATTTATTTGGCATTACGCCCCACCATCCAAGGTTGGGTAACAGATTTCAATGAATCTATTTTTCTTATCGATAAAATATGTTCCATTATCTCTTAAAACAACATCATTTAAAGCTGTTATAACTGCTGGGTATTGCATTAATGATGGTTCAAAAGTTAATATTCCCTTTTGATCATCCAGTTTACATAATCTTGTTCGAACGAATCCTCTTGGGTCGCTTATATCTTTGATTTCATTGAAAATATGACTACTGATATCTCTTTGTAATAATGGTTTGGTTTTCTGTTTGATATGGAATTTCATTTCACTGTCAACAGATTTTGTAGATATGGGAAGATTGATTGATGATTTATCATCCTGTAATTCTTTTATTCTTTCTGATAACAAAACTTTTGAAGCCAGATGTGCCGCTTTGGACACTTCTTGTTTACTTAATTCAATGAGGTAATTTCCAGGTTCATCAGTTGTCATAGATGGTTCTTCACAGTCCACTCTCAAATTTCTACCTACAATTAAAAATTTCACATCCGTTCTTATATTTCTATTAACAATATCTCTACAATCTATGAAATTGTTAACAGAGGGGAGGTCAATGTCTTCGAATCTCGCTTTTACTGGAACGAGATCGCATTTTGTAATTTTACTTTTCAGTGCATAAACTTTTGGTTTATTTATATCTAATTTATGGTAGATTGAGTTTCTTAAATTTTTCTCTTCTACACTATCTGGGTCTATCACGTACATGGTATCAACGTGGCTTTGAATTTGATTTGCAAGAAAGCCACCAAGAGAACCAACCCCAACAAGACCAATTGTGTTTCTCATTTACATGAATTCTCCTTTCTTTAGAGGTGAGTTGATGTGGGGGACGTGAATCCCCCACGGTAATTGACAACACTCGCTAATCTTTAGCCTTTATCATAAGCCTCGTTAACGAATTCGATTACATCATTTTCCTTGATGATATAATCATTGGTAACCTCATCACCATTGACAAGAACGATACGAGCGTAAGGATTAACGTTGAGAACCTGCCCCAACATTTTTTCCACTTCGTAAATGCTCTTACCAACAACAGGATAGTTATTGGTCATGCTACCGGCAGAGACGGTAACGGTGACGTTCGAAACGTTGGGACCGTTCGATATAATACCACTAAACAGCATATGAGTGATCTCTGTGTCAATCAACTTGCTTTTGGTACCAGTTGGATTTCCCATACCATCAGCCATTCCATTTGCATCAGGCTCAGGAGTAACTTCGGTCCAGTCATCATCGGCAGTCTCAGTCTCGATGAAATCATCGGGATCCAGATCATTGAAATCACTGAAATCA